TTACCCAAGTGCTTTCCTTAACTGTTTGTTTATATTGTGTGAACCACAGCTGGTAAATATCTTTAAAAATTGTATTATCGTTTTTAGTTGGTAGCCCATGATTGTAAATATCAAGTTCAAGTCTTGATAATACAATCTGGGCTTCTTTTTTTGTCTTGAATCCACGGCGTCGGGTATTTTCTTTTTTCCCGTTAGTGGATCAACACCTAAATAAACTTGAAACTGATAACGGGTATTCCCGTCCTTGTCATGATACTTCTTGATTGTTGCCATTTATAATTTCCTCCATAACGTACCGTGCGGGGGCAGTGTTATGTAGAGGATACTTAAAATGTACCAACTGTTAGGTATGTCAGTGACGTGTGTTTATTGTCTTTATTCTAATTATTTAGACTTTCTTTCCCGAATCATTCTTTCAAATCCCGTTTCAGGATTTATGTTTTTATCTTTAGCTAATTGTTCAAAAGCTGTTTTAGTCTGTTCTCTTATTTTCCTAATGATGGGGAGTATTTCATTGATGGTTTTTCTTTGCTCTTCTGAAATTGTTGAGAAGTCAAGGTTATCAGACTCGAATTCTTGGCCTATTGAGTCAGCGTCAAAAATCAGATGGCGAAAAATTCCTGAAGGACTAAAATTATCAGTGTCGGTTCGCAGTAACACCGCATTGGATATTAGACGGATTGCTTCAATAATTCTCACATTCAGTGACTCACCGTCTGTTCCGGCCTTTTCTTCATATGCATCACTTAATAAAAAGGTTATAAAGTCACTTTTCATCTCTTCCTCAATATAATTTTTCAACTTTTCAACTGGATATCCTCCCCTTTCTTCAGAGACTTTGAAATAAATTCGTTCCATTTTCAGTCTATCAAGCACCCCATCTATTATTATGGATTTAATGGTTTTTGATCCATCTAAATAATCGGTGGGCACGCCAAATATATAGGTTAAACCTGCCAATGTATTGCTCTTAGCTTTTCTATCGCCACGTTCGTATTTACTTAATAAGTCGGGAGATATTTTAATGGCAAACATTTTAAACAATAAATCTGACAGTTCAACTAATGTTAGATTTTTTTTCTCGCGTAGTTCTCTAATCCTGTTTTTCAATTTGACATCACCTCTAAAAAAAGTATAAGCCATTAACAAGATTGAAACAAGACAAAAAGTATTTTTAGCTATTGACAAGACAAAAAGTATAATATATGATGAATTCGTTGACGAGACAAGAAGTATTGTTAAGGGAGGCAAAATAGAATGAGGAAAGAATTGCCACGTTATATGACATATAAGCAGGCCATGGACTGCTTAAATATCAAGTCATACAACACGCTGTACAAATATATTAAGCAGGGTTTACGAGTAGTTGCAATCAACGGTACAAAACGTATTGACCAACTAGACGCTGATAAGTTCATGGAAGCACATAAAATTTAATTGTACCGTGCGGGGGCAGAATAATTTTAAGGAGGTGATTTCATGATAGCAACAACAATCTTATGGGCAATCAAGTTTATGATTGTGTCGTTTGTTGGCAACGTGGTAGTTAAGTTAATCAAGAACCCGCGTCGGTATTTTGGAATGTGAGGTCAGTCGCATGGGAAAGCATACAAAAAAGACCTACTTTACTTTGGCGAGTAGTAGGTCGAAGAGATAATCGAAAATATGCTTTCCCTTATTTTAACACGTTAACACGGTTATATGAAGGGAATTTGTAATGAAGAAAACTAAAGATTTAGATGAACTAACGCTTGAGGCTGGATCACTCGTAACTTCAATAGATGCTTTAGATGATTTTGTCGATGAATACTTCGTTAATAACAATATAGATTATTCCGAAAAATTGAGTGGACTAATCACTGTCATAAAGCGATATGCAGAAGATCACTATGCAGATATTGATGAGCTTAATATGTTTGGCGGTGTTGAAAAATGAAAGAGTTCGCAACGCTTGATAAAGCAATTGAGCTGGCCCAGCAAGGCTATGCGGTTTACCCACTGATTGAGAATACGAAGAAGCCACCTAAAGGAGTGGCCGGCTACCAAGCTGCAACTAGTGACCAGAACGCCATCTTTGCATGGTTTAAAAAGCACCCCACTTACAACTTAGGCTTGCGACTAGATTTATCGGATTTATTAGTTGTTGACATTGATATGCACGAGCCAACTAAAAACGGTCGGACTAGCTTGGTACAACTATTTAAGCAAGGGCTGACGTTGCCGAAAGATACTTACATTGAACGGACGGCTAACGGCGGCGTCCATTACTTTTTTAAATACGCGGGTGCTAAGGTTCGCAAAATTGACGTTTGGCCCGGAATTGACTTGCTAAGTGACTTCACAGTGATTGCCCCAAGTGAGATTAACGGCAAACCGTATGCACCCTTAGGTGGCCGAACCTTGGCTGATATTAAGCCGGCTCCTCGATGGTTAGTCGATAAGTTGGCGGGGCAAAAAGTGAACTGGTCGTCAGAACGCGCATATACCACACGCCAAAAGAAGTATACCGGTCGCTTGTTAGATGAAATGGTAACCGGGACAACCCAAGGTAATCGCAATGCTTGGTTAACTAAAATTGCCGGTCGTATGTTTGGTGTCGGCGCTGATCCCAAGACAGTCTATAACATGCTGTCAGTGATCAATGATTCGTTCGTGGATCCGGCACTACCAAGCAAGGAAGTTAATGTGATTTTTCAATCCATTTTAAAACGAGAGAGTAAGGGGGTTCATTAATGGGCAAAGCAATGGATTTACCAGCAGAGACCCGAGAAGCGGCCAATAATGTTATCAAAATGCAACGTGACGCTGATTGGCAGAATGATTTCAAAAAAAATTCGGACGATGGGATCAAAACACAGTCTCTTTACAATATCCGTTTAATTATGGAACATGACGAAATGTTGAAAGGACTAGTTGTCTTTGACGAGTTCTCGGAACAAATTGTCAAAACACCACAAGCAGACAATTCACTGTTCAAAAAAGGTTTTTGGAATGATGGTGATGACACGTTATTGAGAAGTTATATTGAAGATCATTACAACTTGTTATTCAGCAAGGAAAACATTACCGACGCGGTAGTTACAGAAGCACGCCGCAAGACAATCAATCCGGTTAAGGCTCGTATTGAAGCGGTAGAATGGGACGGCCAGCCACGTGCTGAACGTTATTTCATTGATTACTTAGGTGCCGAAGATAATCACTACACCCGCACCATCACTAAGAAATGGCTAACTGGTCTTATTGCCCGAGCCTATGTTCCCGGAGTTAAGTTTGAAATTGTCCCTATCTTAGAGGGAAGCCAAGGACTTGGCAAGAGTACGGCTGGTAAGAATCTATACCCGGATAAATTCAATGATTCGTTGAAAGGAATGGGTAAGCAGAAAGACGATTATCAACAGTTACAAGGTAGTTGGATTATTGAAGTTGCCGAGCTTTCCGCCATGAAAAAAACGGACGTTGAGGGAATTAAAAATTTTATTAGTGCACAATCCGACACATATCGGAATAGTTACGGCCGCTATGCGTTGCCACACCCGCGTAAATGCGTATTTATTGGCACGACTAACCAAACCGACTATTTAAAGGACGCGACCGGTGAACGGCGCTTCTATCCAATTAAATGTGGGGTCAACAAGGCCAAATTAGATGTATGGCACCCGGACGAGAATTGTATACTTCAAGTATTGGCGGAGGCCGCGTATTGGTTTAGAAATGGCGAACTGCTATATCTGGATCAGGCCACTATGAAAGAGGCTAAGGCGTATCAGATGGCTGCGGAAGCTGTCGACCCTATGCGAGATGCCATCGAAGCGTTTTTAGCAATGGAAGTTCCCACAGATTGGGGAAAAATGAGTACCGGCTTAAAACAAAGCTATGTCAGTGACTACGGTCAGCAATCTAAGTGGCTACAAGATCAAGTTAGCAATGAACGGAAACTACTCAACCAAACAACAACTCTGGAAATCATGGAAGTTGTCTTCCATAAAACAGTTGATCGTTATTTAACCGGGCGAACAAACTCGGAAGCTAAGCGAATCAAGTTATTAATGGACAATATGGACGGCTGGGAAGCTAAAAGAATTAGAATGAATGGCAAGTTTCCACATGGATATGTTCGCGTACAATGATTGAAAATGCTAAGTGTACCACGTCAAATCACTTGAAAACACTGCTATATCAACGATTGTCCGCGTGTACCACGTGTACCACGTTAAAACGAAAAGTTTCAGTTACAGGAGGAAACAGAGAAATGAAAGTAATTTATCCAAGTTTGGTTGAGCAAGCTTTCAACATCTACGTTAAACAATATGGACCAGTTGTCTCAAATAGAGTTAATGAATTAAAATCGTGTATTTACAGAGCCTTGATTAAAGATGGTGTGTTAGATCAAAATGGTGATCCAACTCAAAAAGCAAAAGATAAAGGATTGGTTGGGAGCTTTAACCTAAATGAAGACGGAGAATATGAGCCAGAAACTGTAAGAGACTTAAAACTCATGTATCCCATGTATGCACAATTTAGTGACGATCACTTTATGAAATCAAGTCAAGGGTGGTTAGCTGACGCCTACGTTATCCGAAGTATTTCAAACCAAGTTTTGAATGATCCTTCTAGTGATGAGGGACAACGCCAAAGTGCGTACAAGATGTTGGAACAATTAGATGATTAATATGTAGAAAGGATTTAACTATAATGATTAAAACAAAAACGATTATGCGAATGTCTGTACAAGATTTAGACCGAGCAATTAACCTAGAATTAGCCAACCGGATTGATAGTGACAATGTCATTGACATTAAGTTTTCAAGTAATGCGTTTGGGGCAGACCTAGATTCTTCTTCTGCAGAATATTGCGCCATGATTATTTACAAGTGAGGTTAGCTAATGAAGAACTATAATCTAAGTCGATTAAATAAGCGGGTACAGTTTGGCACCGTCAAGTCAGTTGAAAATCCAATAAACGGCACAACCAAGCAACAATTCGTGCCACTGTTCACTGTCTGGTGTGGTGAGTATACGTTGACCATCAGTAACACGATTAGCCTTACTGGTACGACTGCGACAACTAACCAGCTAATTGTGGTGCGCCATGACGATCGGATCACGACGACCTTGGAAGCAATATTAGATGGGGTGACGTATCGCGTTGCTGGCGTTAGTTCTGATAGCGAGATGAATGCTTATGACGTGGTCACACTAACCAAGGTCAACGGTCATGGCTAAGCCAATGAAGCAATGTGAGCACCCGGGTTGTCGGACGTTGGTTGCCTATGACACACGCTACTGTGAGAAGCACCACAAGGCGACTAACAAGTGGCGGTATCACAAACGCATGTACGATTCTGACGAGAGTAAGTATCAACAATTCTACAAGTCGTCAGCATGGCGCAAGTTGTCACGGCGGTTCCTTGAAAACAATCCGGTATGCGTGCAATGTTACCAAGATGGGGTGATCCGTAAAGCCGATGTGGTCGATCACGTTATCGAAATCAAAGATGACTGGTCACGTCGCTTAGATGAAAGTAACCTACAACCATTATGTTACCGACATCATAACCGGAAGACTAGACTGGCTAGAGAACAACGGGAACAACAAACTAAATAACCAATGAGTGTCGTGCTGAAAGGTACGGCACTTTTTAGTTGAGCGGAGTTTTCCGCTAAGTGAATCAGACTGGCTAAGTTTAACTTAGGCAATAGATCTGCGCAATACTGCGCTGAACTTTCAGCCGAGCTACTGAGTCGAAATTTTCGACCGAGTTAACCAACCCGCATTTTGCGTCTACGTTGCCAAAATTGGCAATGGACTGCGACGATTTTTCGGCTGAGTGAGTAATCCAAGCTGGCGGCTGAATTTTCGGCCACGAGACTAGTTCAAAACAGCATGACAGCCCAGAAACGTTGATATGGGGGGGCTATGGTCGACCCGAAAGGAGCGGACAGCATACTTTTGTGTTTATAAAAGTCCCTTTTTAACTTTGATTTTTTGCTTATTTTGCTGGATTGTGAAATATCACTACTAATAATGCGAAATTTAAACAAATAGCCAGTCAGGGGGTTACATGTAAATATAAACATGTTATTAATTGCACTTTTCCAAAATGTGTGCGATAATATAGATATAATAAACGGATTCTGGATATATGTATCAATCAGCCGCTATGGGTCTAACCCGTGGGGGCTTTTTGGTACGTAAATTTAAACGAAAGGAGTGCTCTGAATGAGCCAAAAAGTAAAAGCCTTAGCCAGTATGAAGAAACATTTAACCAATGATGAGCGTGATCAACGTAAAGACGCTGAAAAAGCGTTATTTGATTATCCGGTGCTTGATTTAACCCCGCCAGATTGGTTACATGATCGGGCCTTAACTGAATGGCAACGGGTAGCTCCTTATTTAAAGGCCAATACCCCAATTAGTGAACTTGACCGGGCCATGTTAGCCAGTTATTGCCGCGCTTATGCCACCGTACAGACATGCGAGAATGATATTCGTAAGAACGGGCTGGTACAAACTAATCAAGAGACTGGCGTACGTAAGCCGAACCCCTACGTGGCCTTGCAATCACAAGCAATGAAAGATTTAAAAGCCTTAGCCAATGATTTAGGCATGTCGCTATCGAGCCGGGCCCGCATGGAATTAAACAAGCAGAAAGATAAGACACCCGAAGATACTTTCGAGGCGATGTTGTCATGATTGAATATGTTGACCAAGTTTTATCGGGCCAAGTATTGGCTGGTCAAAAGATTAAGTGGGCGTGTGAGCGATTTAAACGCGATTTAAGCCGTTCTAAAGAAACTAGCTTTCCATTCTACTATGACGAAGACGAAGCGGCACAGGCAGTTAAATTTATCGAATTAATGCCTAAAACTGACGGTAGTCAACTTACCATGCAACCCTTTCAAAAATGGATTATCAGTGAGTTATATGGCTGGCGTGAAAAAACTACTGGTAACCGCCGTTATGATCGGGCGTTCATTAGTATGGCCCGGAAGAACGGTAAAACCTATCTGGCTTCTGGTATGGCCGCTAATGGTCTTTTAAGAGAACGTCAGCCCGCCCGCAACCGACAAGTATTATTCGTCAGCAACGCCCTTAAACAAGCTAAATTAGGCTACGACATGCTTTCAAGTGGGCTACGGCAAGTCCGCAAGCAATCGAAGTACATGCGGCAACGGATTAAGGTACAGAAGCAAGCCATTACTGACTTAGAAACTGATTCGCAAGCCTTGGCCCTTGCCAGTGATACCAGTACGCTTGATGGTTATGCCGGGACTACTGTTATTTTAGATGAATGGCACGAAGCTAAAGACCGCAAGGTGTACAACGTTTTGAAGTCTGGTCAAGCGCAAGAAGATAATTCCCTGCTGGCGGTAATTTCCACCTCGGGCCTTAACCTTAATGTCCCAATGCACGCCGAGTATGACATGCTGACGGACGTTTTAAAGGGCAAGACTGAAGCTGACCGTTACTTTGTGGCAATCTGGGAACTGGACGACCGCGAAGAAGTTTACGATCAAGCCAACTGGATTAAGGCCAATCCGTTATTCAGTGAACCACACGTTAAACAACGCATGACGGAAAGGATTCAGGCCGATGTTGACCTTGCCATTAAACAAAATAATCTCATTCCGGTACTGGTTAAGAATTTCAATATGTGGTTGCAAGCCAGTGAGGACAGCTATATTTCAGCCGACGATTGGGCCGCTGGTAAATTGGCCAAGGTACCCGACTTACATAATCGTGACGCCTATATTGGCATTGATTTATCTAAAAGTAATGACTTGACCGCGGTTAGTTGGTTGATACCAATTGGCAATGGTCAGTTTTATTGTGATAGTCATTCGTTTGTGGGCACTAAGTACGGCCTTGATTCTAAGATTAAACGTGATGGGATTGATTACCAGTCAATGGAGCGGGCGGGTGAGTGTAGTATTACTCGATTAGATAGTGGCATTATTGATTATGACGAGCTATTTGATTTTGTACAAAAACTAGTCGGAAAATACAACTGGAAAGTGAAAGCCATCGCGTATGACCCGTATAACGCGCAAACGTTAATTACAAAATTCGAGAAATTAAGCTACCCACTGTTTGAAGTGCGACAAGGCACCAAGACTTTGAATATTCCAACCCGCAATTTTCGTGATCAGCTTTACGATGACAAGATTAAACATAACGGTAACAAGATTCTCGCTTATGCGGTCAATAACGCCATCTTGAAAGTGCTAAACAATGGTTGGCAACTAGATAAAGCCCGCAATAGTAACCGGATTGACCCAATTGCGGCGTTGATTAACGCGTTTGTAGCGGGTATGGACTATTACCAAGAAAGTGAGGCTCAACAACATGCAGAAGATTACTACAAAACAGCGACTGCGGCAGATTTGTTCTGATTATGTACAAACGATCTTGTTGGTGATTGGCTTAATCTGCTTAGTGATTGGTTTTGGCTGCTGGATCAGTTGGCAAGCGGGATTAATATTGGCTGGCATAGCCATGATTCTGTTGGCCTTGCTAATTAATTATGAAAAGCAAAGAGGTGATTAAATGAGTTTCTTCGTTAAAAGCAGTATCACCAGCGGCACGCATGATCCGGTAACTGACGCCTTGGTTAGTTTATCAAGCAATGACCCGTATACGTTTGTGAGTGCGGCGGTGTTGCGTAATAGTGACATTTACGCGGCAATTAACATTATTGCGAGCGATATTGCCAGCAATCCGATTGTTTGCGATACGGCCATTTTTAACACGATGATTAATCAGACCCCCAATAGCCAAATGGACGGCTACCATTTCAAATATGCGTTGGCGGCCAACCTGTTACTCAATGGCAATAGTTTTGCGGAGATTTTGCCTAATCATACGTTGAAATTGATTGCCAATAACCAATTGACAGTTGAACAAGATGACGTCAGTGGGGCGTTAACCTACACCTATACCCCGATTGGTGGTAACAGTCGTCAGATCGCGCCTAATAACATTTTACATTTTAAATATTTCACCAAAGACGGCGTATCGGGAATTAGTCCGTTATATGCCTTGAAAGATGAACGCCAGATTCAGTCGGCCGGCAATAAATTGCTAACCGGCTTTTTTACTGCTGGTGTGCACGGCACCACGATTATTAAAGTCCATCAATCTGATTTAGGGCCGGAAGCTAAGGGCAATATTCGCAACCAGTTTGATGAAGCCAATACGGGTGACAACGCGATCAACACGATTGTGACTGACGATACGATGGACATTAGCAACTTATCCTTAAATACCGATGTATTAAAGCTGGTCAATTCGAATGACTGGACGACCCGACAAATTGCTAAGGCCTTTGGCTTACCACCGGAGCGCTTAGGGGTTGAGAACGATCATTCTAACCAAGAGCAAAGTGGCGTGCAGTATCTGCAAGGTACGTTGCAACATTACTTTGATAGCTTTACCAGCGAGCTATCATTTAAGCTTGGTCATGACTTCACGTTTAATACGGACAAGCTATTGAGCCTTGACCCGCAAACCCAGCAAGCCCAAGCCGTGGCCGGCTATACGGGCGGTATTATGAGCCGCAATGAAGCCCGGGCTAAGATTGGCTTACCACCAACTGACGATGGCAATATTTTCCTAAACTTACAAAAGAATGGAGTGAATACGAGTGAAGAATAAGCAACGATTTACCTTGGCGGCTGAACTGAAAGCAGAAAAACGCGACGCCGTCCCAACCGAACCCGAAAATCAGGATCAGTCCAATTCAGGTGAACCAGCCACGCAAGCCCAACAAGTTGATGGCAAGCCAGTTATTTCTGGTTATGCCGTGGTGTTCAATAGCCCCTCATTGAAAATGAGTACGAATGATGGCACCGAATTTGTTGAAATGATTGATCCCGCCGCCCTTGATGGCTTGGATTTGTCAAAATTAGTCCTATTGAATAGTCATAATTGGGCGCAACCGTTAGCCCGGGCCGACAACGGCACCCTTACCACGAGCGTTGATGATACGGGTTTAAAGTTTACGGCGGAGCTAGACCCTAGCGTTAGTTATGCGATGGATACGTATAACAATATTAAAAATGGGGTAATTGGTGGGTGCTCGTTTACCTTTGATTTAGACAATGGCGATGATACTTGGACGCAAGATACTGCGAGCGGTCAAGTTACCCGGACGGTCAATCATATAAAAGACTTATACGAATTAACGACTACGGCTATTCCAAGTTATGGACAGTCGAGTGTTCAGCAAGTAATTCAAATTGAAAGTCGTAGTTACGAAAAATTTATCAATCAAGCAAAGGAGCCTGACAACATGGCAAAACAAACAATTATTGATCCCAATAACAATGACAATAGCAATGAAAACAAGACCGGTATTCCCGCTTTTGAACAATATGTCCGGACGCACGGGGAAACTCGGGACGGTTTAAAGACGGACGGTGCCAGTGCCGTTATTCCTAAGGAACTGATTACCCCTGTTTTCCAATTAAAGCAATCTAAGTACAACCTTGCCCAATATGCAACGGTTAAGCAAGTTTCTAGCGGTTCCGGGACTTATCCAATTGCCACTAGTCAACAATCTGCGGTGCTGGCTACTAAGAACGAACTAGCGGACATTGCCGACGTTGACGCAAACATGTTTACGGAAGTGCCGTTTGATGTGAAGACCCGGGCGGGTAAAATTGCCTTATCTAACGAAGTAGTGGAAGACGCCGAAGTTGATATTGTCAGTGAAGTCAAAACGCAATTACAACAATTGGTTGATAACACGGACAACACGCAGATCATGGGACTGTTAACGGGTAGTAGCTTTGCTAAAGCAACGGCCACCAGTATTGATGATCTTAAAAAGATTTTCAACGTGACGTTAGATCCCGCCTTGAGCAAGATGTGGCTAGTGAACCAATCCGGGTTTAATTACCTTGATACACTCAAGGACACCGAGGGCCGTTACTTATTACAGCCTAATCCAACAGCACCCAGTGGTTTCACCTTATTAGGGGCACCAGTCGTCATGATCAGTGATAAATTACTGGCTAACAACGCGGACGGGACGTTCCCAATGATTGCGGGGGACTTATCACAAGCGGTGGCTGTTTTCCGGCGTAACCAAGTAACTGCCCAATGGGACAAGTTCGACCAGTTCAGCCAAGGTCTTTCCGTAATTGTGCGGAATGATTATGAAGTGATTGATAAAACCGCTGTAATCAACGTGGCGTTAGGAACTGCGACTGCTGGTAAATAGGAAGACAAAATGAGTGGGATTTCAAGCAACAAGTGATAGTATGATGATAACGCTTATCAGATTTTAATAGAGCGTGCAGCTATAATTTTAGGAGTGATTCCATGAAGAACACATTTATCCTTGCATACAGTGGTATTATCATCACGTATGTATTCGCCACATATGTTGCTTTTAAAGTGTTTGAGGTAATCTATTATGCTATGACTTGGTAATAAAAAGGCCGTGACTTCAAGGTCACGGCCTTTTATGATAAATATGTGTTTTGGAAACTGCTCGGGCTGGGATCGAACCAGCGACCTCTTGATTAACAGTCAATTATTCTACCGCTGAACTACCGAGCAATGAGTACTCTATATTTATACCATATAATTTTATGAGAGTAAAGTTAAACTTATGAGGAAGTAATTAGTTGTCAGTGACTGTAGACGACATTAAACTAAGCCTGCGAATCGATGTAACCGAAGATGATCCAATGATTCAAAGCTATTTAGACGCCGCTAAGGACTACGTGCAGACGGCCGTTAGCAAGAATGAAGATCTGACTGTCTATAAACAGTACGATTTTGCGGTGTCCTTGCTGACACAATTCTGGTATCAAAACAGAGTAACTGATATGACAAAGACACCGTATCAAGTTGTCAGTATGATTCAACAACTGCGTGGAAAAATTGAAGCTTAGGCTTGACATATGAAATGATTGGTACTAAAATTAATGTTGTAATTTGTCCTAATATTACTTTCCCGTAATAACGGCGATTATCATATCCTATAGTGAGAGGCTCTTCCCCCGAGCCTCTTTTTTATACATATATCTGGGATCAGAAAGTGTGATTCCGATGCGTCAAGATGTTAGAACGTGTTTGGATACTTTGACATTCGATTTGATTTTAGTTAAATTAGATCAAAAACAGGAGTTTTTAATCCATGAAAAGCTTTGCACACCATTATAGTAGCGACATCTCTCGTGAACAATTTGAACTAATCCGGACAGATCTAGAAGGCATACGTAAGCGGACTAAGCCAAGAAAGGTTGATTTATATGATATCTTTTGTGCCCTGCTTTATACCTTGAAAAATGGGTGCGTTTGGCGCGATTTACCCAGCGATTTTCCTAAATGGGAAACCGTCTATTATTATTGGTTACTTTGGACTAAAACGCCATCTCCTGCTGGTATCACTCCTCTGGATAAGGTTTTAAAAAAATTGTCAGCCAACATCGGTTGGCTCAGAAGCGTTCAGTTTATACATCGTTCGTCATTCTAGATGCTCAAAGTGTCAAGAATACCGATCCTGCTGAAAGTAGCGGCTACGATGGTGGTAAAAAGGTGAGTGGGATTAAGCGCCATCTTGCTGTAGATATCAATGGGCTGCCGATGGCAGTCCATGTGACAACCGCCAATGTTTCTGAGCGTGATGGCGCCAATGCGCTACTGGCGTTAAACAAATCACAGTTTGACCTGGTTCAACGAGTAATGGCCGATGGTGGTTATACTGGTAACAACTTTGCTCAATCAGTTCAGGCAATGATTAACGCTGAAGTCATTATTGCTAAACAGAGTGACCTTAGGCACGGTCAAGTGACCCCGCAACGCTGGGTTATCGAACGCAGTTTTAGCTGGCTAGGAAAATATCGGCGCCTCTGGCGCAATTGTGAGCGAAAGCTGAACACCAGTAAGATGATGATTAGCTTAGCCTTCCTGCGAATACTCTTGAAAAGATTCTAAACACGTTCTTAAGAAAATTCGTAATTTATTAAAGCAATATGCCAAACTAAAACGTGATTTGACGGCTTTTAATCAAGTTTCCAGCCCCTCATTCGATGGAGTGTCAAGCCATAGCAGCCGAAACGGCACTGAAACCTGTCTGATAAACCATGTTGATTTGTCTTACCAGTTAAAAGAAGTTGAAGACGCCCTCAATGCAATTGATGATCCACAATATCAGTTCATCTTACATGATTACATTATTGCGAAACGTTTCACTCGCGGTGAAGCTTGTGGCCAATTATCGGGTAGCGTCAAGAATCTTGTGTAAATGAAATGCCTTCGTACATATAATATGTATCTAACTTAAATAAATGATGCTTCCAAGGTGTCCTGGAGTCCTTTGAACCCTCGGTGGATCCGCTTCAGAGACTTCTCGTTATAAACATTAAACTGAGAAACCAGAAAGCGATCCAGTGAATCTTCCGTTGGAAATTGTTCCTTGTGGTGGGTGGTGCGCTTGAGATGCTTATTAAAGTTCTCAATCAGGTTAGTGGCGTATAGTGATTGCCGGATAGCTGGTGGAAAGTCCATGAAAGTGAGTAAATTCGGCATTTCAAGCAGATCTTTGATTAATTTGGGATAGGTCTGATGCCAGTTGTTGGCGAACTCATTCAGTTTCAGTTCGGCTACTTCACGGTTGGCGGCCCGATGAACTTGTTTAAAGTCACTGATCACGGCCTTGCGGTCTTTTACGCGAACTTTGTTCATCAGATTCCGCCCAACATGAACCAGGCAACGTTGTCGTTTGGCTTTAGGGAAATGCCGATTCAAGCCTTCATCCAAACCAACTAACCCATCGGCCACAAACAACAGCACATCTTTAATGCCCTGCTTGATCAAGGTTCCCAGCAGTTCAGTCCAGATTCCAGTCGATTCCGTTGGCGCCACTTGGTAGTTCAGCACTTCTTTCGTACCATCTGGACGAATGCCAATCGCAATATGAACGGCTTCTTTTTGAACGGTATCCCGCTTTAACGGCAAGTAAGTGGCATCTAAGAAGATGGCCGCATATTGTGAAGCCAGTCGACGTTGCTGGAAAGCTTGAACCTGTTCATTGACGGCTTTAGTCATGTTGGAAACCGTGGCTTGGAGTAGTGAGCACCGTACATTTTCTCAATGAGTTCGGCAATTTCAGCAGTGGTAATTCCCTTGGTATACAACTGAATGACCGTTGTTTCTAAATTATCACTGTGCCGACCGTAGGCTGGCAAGGTATGATTTTCAAACCGGCCATTGCGATCTCGAGGAATGGTTAAGTTAAGTTGGCCGTACTTCGTATCAAACGAGCGCTCATAACTGCCGTTGCGGTTATTACCAGTGTTAATCCCAGCGTATGAGTAGCGTTCGTAACCCAAAAACTCTGCCAATTCGGTTTGAAGCAGCTGGTTAATCGCAATTTCGAGGTGGTGACGAAAAACTTCGTCCAAATCTTGCTTTTGGGCTAGTGCAGCGATAATTTCTGTGGTAAGTTCATTCATGGGGAATGCCTCCTGTAATGTTTTCTGTGATTACTAAATATCATAAGGGAAGGCATTCCCTATTTCTATACAATTCAGAAATCTTTTATGCATTTACACAAGATATTTTACGCTCTCAATTATCGGTTAGTGTCAGCAAGTTTAATTATATGAAGAATGAAGCATTACACGCTTTTGCAAAATTTTACAGTGATCTAACGGTTTGAATGCCTACTATAGCCAAACTTCAACAATTTTAGTGTATAATTAATAATGTGCAGTTAAATATTTGCTGGAGTGTCCTTGTAAATGAGTTCTTTTATAAAAAAATGGTTGTTTGAAGTTACTTTAAATATTACATTGTTAATTGTTCCGGCTTATTTGATAGTTTCTAGCATATTTCAAGATGGCCCCATAGTTTTATGTTTATCTACGCCGGTACCTGTTTTTGGAATAAAATTATTAACGTTTAATTTTATGGTTTTGTCAGTGCTTGATTTTTTGCATTGGCCATCTGATTATCATGAACCTAAAACTATAAGAAAGGTTATTTTTGTGATACACATTACTATTGCAGTCATTGCCTTGATAATAAGCGTTAGACTAATGGCTTAACAATAAAAAAACTGTTAACCAAAGTTGGCTAACAGTCACTGCCCCGCGCAAGTATTAAGTCACTGGAAACAGTGGCTTTTTTGTTAGATTTTTGGCTGTCCTTTTGGCTGACTTTTAGTGAAAAGAGATGACAACCAATGACAAACTAGAGTAATAAAAAAGCTGTAATCACGGTGTTTTTGACAACCAATGATAACAGCTGATAACGAATATTGGGTATACTGGGCTCGAACCAGTAAATTACGGATTCAGAGTCCGCTGCCTTACCAATTTGGCGAATACCCAATAACAACTATTTAATAGTAACTTTTCCAGCAAATACTGTCAAGACTTTGCTGAAACTTTGTGTCTATTTTTTGCATTTTTGCTTGAATATCGTATCAGTTGGTGGCTAAACTAGTTGATTGGAAGGTGAGTGTATGTCGAAGTCAGAATTAGATCATTTATTCGATCATCTGCGACAACAATTGATCGTATGGGCGGTCACGGCCATCGGATTAGCAGTTATTCGCAGCTTTTTGTTACCCCAATTATTGACTTTCGTTTTTTGGTGTAGTGTGGCCTACTGTTTGCTCTTATTCGTTGGTTTAGTTGTTGTGACGATTTTTAGGTGGCAAAAATCTTAATTATATTTGACAAGCCGCTTATCATTCGGTAAGATAATAAATGAATTTGTGCCCGCTGGTCAAATTGGTTAAGACGTCGCCCTCTCAAGGCGGAGTTACGGGTTCGATCCCCGTGCGGGTGATAAGTCGACAAATATAGAGAAACGACAAAGCACCAAAGCGCTGATATAAAGGCTTTTTGGTGCTTTTGTTTTACACTCGAAAACCACTCAAACACGATATGTTCTTCCACGATTCTTCCAAAAACGAAAAAAGTAGCCAAAATATAGCAGTTTTTGGAAGAAAAATTAACAAATTATTTTGTAATCCCTTGTGGCACAAGGAATACAGCAATCACAAAATTATCATTTTTTAAAATCCTTCGTCCATTAGCTCAGTGGCCTTCTTATCTGATACGCCGTTTTCTTCTTCAATAAGATGGACGTAGGTGTTAACGGTCGTTTCTAGTTTCTGATGTCGAAGGCTATGTTGAACATAGGGAAGGGACTCATGATTTAAGATAAGAATCGAAGCATGTGTGTGTCTCATGGCGTGTGTTGTAACTTTGTTGATCTTTAGACGGTTACAAATACGTCCTAGCTCTTCGTTTGCATTCCCGTTGCCCACGATTTTTCCAAGTTTGGATAAAAATACGAGGTTCTTAGGGTTCTTCATTTCGTGTAGTTCTAAATAATCTTTCTGTGCGCTGCGATAACCCCTCATAAAACGACAGTAGGCGGGTCCTATGGTTATATCTCCATCGGCCTGTCCATTTCCCTTAGTTGGACGAAAAGTCTGTCTACGGGCGTCCCACTGCTGTTTAATGTGAACTATTCCATTATTCAAATCCAAATTATCCCACGTCAGACCAGCAGCTTCCTCGAACCTGGTTCCAGTTTCTAGTTGAAACAACATCATTAGCATAGTCATGTGGTCATAATCAGCCGTTTTAATGAGGTATTTACGCAGCTTCTTATAATCGGACAACGTCAAATACTTTTCCTCTACGGGCTTGGGAGGGCGTCCAGTGACGTGTGCCTTGTAAGCAAAGTCTCGTTTTAGAATACCATCAGCTACGGCGTCCTTGATTGCAGTGTGTACTTGTTGATGAAGCTTGTGAGATGTGGCAATTCCATGACTGCGGCCAAATTCATTCAGGAACTTCTGGTAATCTGGACGTTTAATTGCGCTCATAGGTTTATCCTTAAAATATGCAGAGACGTGGCGCCAGTTGCCCATATATAGCTCGTGAGTATGACGCGATACACCATCAGTCTTATATATTCTGATCCAATCAAGAAAGTAGTGCTTTAGACTCTCAGTGCTACGTGATAAGTCAGCACCTTCCAGCAGAGCATTTTTAGTTTTAGTTTCCCACTCAAGGGCGTCAGTTTTGCGCTTTTCTAAATGAGTAACTGACTTATAGTTACCGTCATCATCTTTATAAGAGACACGGGCTTGCCATTTACCATTATTAAGTTTGGTTACTGACATGTTTTATTCCTCCCAACTGGAAATAACAATAGGTTGACATTCCCAAACATATGTTCTTTCTAACTCAAAATATATACCCCATAACGGGGTACAAGGTAGTAATGCATAATTTTAGTGTTGCACTGAAATTGTAAATTCACCTGTTAAATAAAGTCTCAATACAGGAGACTCAATTTTTTAATAATTCAATATTATCTGCTAACTTTGAAGCCAGTATTACTTGGACTAAACTGTCCTCAAAAATAGAGTTTACAGATTCTGTACTATTTTCTGAGTCATTTAAGATAGCAATAAAAGAGGTAGCGTCAAGAATCTTGTGTAAATGAAATGCCTTCGTACATATAATATGTATCTAACTTAAATAAATGATGCTTCCAAGGTGTCCTGGAGTCCTTTGAACCCTCGGTGGATCCGCTTCAGAGACTTCTCGTTATAAACATTAAACTGAGAAACCAGGAAGCGATCCAGTGAATCTTCCGTTGGAAATTGTTCTTTGTGGTGGGTGGTGCGCTTGAGATGCTTATTAAAGTTCTCAATCAGGTTAGTGGCGTATAGTGATTGCCGGATAGCTGGTGGAAAGTCCATGAAAGTGAGTAAATTCGGCATTTTAAGCAGATCTTTGATTAATTTGGGATAGGTCTGATGCCAGTTGTTGGCGAACTCATTCAGTTTCAGTTCGGCTGCTTCACGGTTGGCGGCCCGATGAACTTGTTTAAAGTCACTGATCACGGCCTTGCGGTCTTTTACGCGAACTTTGTTCATCAGATTCCGCCCAACATGAACCAGGCAACGTTGTCGTTTGGCTTTAGGGAAATGCCGATTCAAGCCTTCATCCAAACCAACTAACCCATCGGCCACAAACAACAGCACATCTTTAACGCCCTGCTTGATCAAGGTTCCCAGCAGTTCAGTCCAGATTCCAGTCGATTCCGTTGGCGCCACTTGGTAGTTCAGCACTTCTTTCGTACCATCTGGACGAATGCCAATCGCAATATGAACGGCTTCTTTTTGAACGGTATCCCGCTTTAACGGCAAGTAAGTGGCATCTAAGAAGATGGCCGCATATTGTGAAGCCAGTCGACGTTGCTGGAAAGCTTGAACCTGTTCATTGACGGCTTTAGTCATGTTGGAAACCGTGGCTTTGGAGTAGTGAGCACCGTACATTTTCTCAATGAGTTCGGCAATTTCAGCAGTGGTAATTCCCTTGGTATACAACTGAATGACCGTTGTTTCTAAATTATCACTGTGCCGACCGTAGGCTGGCAAGGTATAATTTTCAAACCGGCCATTGCGATCTCGAGGAATGGTTAAGTTAAGTTGGCCGTACTTCGTATCAAACGAACGCTCATAACTGCCGTTGCGGTTATTACCAGTGTTAATCCCAGCGTATGAGTAGCGTTCGTAACCCAAAAACTCTGCCAATTCGGTTTGAAGCAGCTGGTTAATCGCAATTTCGAGGTGGTGACGAAAAACTTCGTCCAAATCTTGCTTTTGGGCTAGTGCAGCGATAATTTCTGTGGTAAGTTCATTCATGGGGAATGCCTCCTGTAATGTTTTCTGTGATTACTAAATATCATAAGGGAAGGCATTCCCTATTTCTATACAATTCAGAAATCTTTTATGCATTTACACAAGATATTTTACGCTCTCATAAAAGAAGCTTTAGAATTTCCATTGATCTTTTTTATAGTTTCTGAGTCCCAGGCAAATATTTTAGCAGGGTTTTTGTCTCTTTTAGGCTGTGAAAAGGTCCTAACGAGCCTGTCCCCCCCATCATATCGAGGAATGATAAAATCAAACTGGAACGATAAAGCATTTTTTCCAGAGATAGACTTGTTAAGGCTATAAAGTATTTTTTCTTTATCAAAGAACTTCTGAACTTCGTCTGAGAAAGCATCTAATATAGTAGGACGGTTTAAGTACATCAAATCATTAATTTTTAATATCGCCTGTACTAACCTTTGCTTGGCTGCAGGAAATCCATCAAAATCTGTTCGAATGTACAGTTTTTTTGATCCTTGATCTTTTTGAACACCAAATATATCTAGCGTATCAGTTAGTATATTATTTCTTGTTTTACTACGTTTGTCGAAAGATAGTCCATTACTTTCTAGATTATCGATTGTCCAACCATCATCAGTCACAAGGATGTTATCTCCAATACGACTGTATGCGTATAGTACAATATCGTCAAACTCGTTGTCTAAAAATGGAGTATCAATTTCAACGATGCTATTTTCGCTGCTATCGATATTGGTATAGTGCTCATTTTTACTTAACCATTTTAAATACGATGTTTTCAAGTTATTTGCATTTAGTTGCATGGAGAAGCACCTCCTTTTTGCTAAATTAGTTAATATTAGTGAAATCAAGAAAATCCTGATATGCTTTTATAATTGTTGTTATATTTGGAAAATTATTACCATATTATAGGCATTGCTATACGATCTTTTTTCTTATACCTATTATCATAGATATGAATGTGAGGACATGATATTCTGTGTGGTCTAATCCCCTCAGGGTTCGTGTGATAGCTGCCAACATCTACTCTAGCCAAATGATTATTACTTTGAGCAAATCGCAAGTGGATAGAGAATCTCTTTTTAGGACTCTGTGGGTTCCCACAAAAGAAATGTAACTTATATTCAATCCCATCAACAAGTCCTAACACAACACCTGTTGAATCTATTTCTTCTGATAAAGTTGTAAGCTTTTTCTGGACTTCATGTATATCGAAATTGTTGGAAGGATTTTTCAGCGAATCGATTAAATACTTAACCTCTGAGTCTTCTAAATTGGTTTCATCGTAGGGCATAACTTGACCTCGGCTTCTAATTAAAAATATCATAGCACAGTTTGCAGACTTTGACCGGTAAGGATGTACTTTTTAAGTGATACAAAGCGAGTGACGGGAATCGGACCCGCGACTACAGCTTGGAAGGCTGTCGTTTTACCACTAAACTACACTCGCGTGAATGGACCTTGTTGGGCTCGAACCAACGACCGGACGGTTATGAGCCGTCTGCTCTAACCAACTGAGCTAAAGGTCCGGAAGCTTTGCAAATAAGTGCTGTTTTTTCACTTATTTGCAAAGCGAGAAAGCTAATAATCCATTCTGGTAATTTCTGGTTCTGAAGTTAGATAGTCACTGACGTGTGCTAGAAATTTCTGGAAATGAGGGGTGTCATTATGGAAATCCACGGCTTCTTGATCTTTCCAGTGTTCGATAATTTCGTAATCATTATCACTGTCTAACTTTTTGAAATGTCCATAGAATTCATTACCAGCTTCTTGTGCTGAATTAATAACAAGTTCATGAATGAAATCTTCATATTCTTTTTTGAGTTCTGGTTTAACATGCAATGCGACGTTGATAATCTTCATTTGAAATTCTTCCTTTGACATTTAGTTTTATTATTCATCATCTGAGTCTTCGATGAGCTCTAGCCAAATGGTTAATGGTTCTGGGTTGAACTCTGGCCACTTCTTCATAATCTCGTAAGCTCTACTCAAAACATGACTTTCGTTTCCTTCTTCTAAGTCTTTAAAAACACTTAAAGCGACGTGGTTATTAGATAGATCGTCCATTAAAATATTTATTTTATGTTGCCATTCGGTAACTAATTTTTGGTAATTTATTAAACGTCTTGCATGCTGAATAGCATAGTCTACACCATTTTCTTGAACTCTTTTAATAAAATCTTCGTACTCTTTGAAGACGGCAGACTGTGCTTGTTTCCAATCATTAGTAGATAAATCTTCTGATTTTTTCATAAATGACACCTGATTTCTTACTACAATTATTTTTCTGTTGCTTTAATTTGGACATATTTTTTTAGTTTTTCCCTTAACCATCGATATCCGATGGTACTCCGTATTGATGGGACAGTTCTCTGTATGAATAGGGAATATGGCCATTCTCCTCAATAAACAACATTCCCATCAATCCAACTGAAAATTCATCAGCTTCACGTTCAAACTTAGAATGTCCATGTTTAACGGAAGTGTAGTACCCAATCAGCCCCTCATGGAATATAACGTGTCCTAGTTCGTGGCCGAGTATGAAATACTGTGTAGGCGTGTGTTTAATAGAATTATTGAGTAGTATGATAGGCTCTTGGTTGTCATAAGCATTTTTACCTAGAGGCATTGCCCCAAAATCACACCATTCCACTTGTATGTTAAGCTTTTCCACAATTACAAACGGGTCCGCTGTGTGATAACGATTAACAATAGTTTTAACGATATCTTTTACTCTATCCATAGGTAAAACTCCTAATCATGCTTGTGGCGTTTCCAGAATATTGTTGCCATGGCCACACGCACTTGTTGTTTTTCTTCTTCAGTAAGATCTTCACCCCCATAGGTCATTGAGCCTTCATTCGCATCTAAAAAATCTTGTAAGTCTTTAGTGTCTTTCTCGTTGGCCCATTTTGGAGTACCGTTCTTTCCAAGCAAGTAGTCGGTTGTTACTCCGAAGTAATCTGACAGCTTTATTAAGTCATCGTTGCTAACGGATCTTCTATCACTTTCCCAACTTGCGATGGTACTTTGGCTAACATTCATTGCGTCAGCCAGCATGGGCTGAGTTAAAGATTTTTGTTTTCTTAGGTTTGCTATTCTTTTGCCAATAGTCATTTATGATAACCTCCACAATTAGTATTTTAGCTTGTACAGATAGTAAAGGACAGACCTTTTATTTTATTTGTACAAAAAGACTTGACTTGTACAAATAGACATAGTACTATTAGTACATGAAAGGAGCGATGATTTTGAAACTTAAATATTATAGAGAAGCAATGAATTTAACCCAAGAAGAGTTAGCAAGACATGCAAAAGTTTCTGTAGCAATGGTCCAATCAATGGAAAATGGCAGACGAAAGGGTTCTACTGATACTATTCTAAAATTGTCGGGCGCGTTAAACGTAACTGTTGATGATCTTTTGCGCGGAAACAATATGACTATTAGTCATAAAAAGGAGGCGGCAAAATGAAACAAGATAAGCCAGTTCTAAAAGTTGAAGCAGAGATGCAAAATTTGGAGCAAGTAAAAGAGTTGCTACCGCAAATAGCAACTCTCCAGAGAAAATATACAGTTGACTTAAAAATCAACATGTATCCGTGCACTTCTAACCTTTTAGATGATCTTGCTGATCGTCTTCGTTCAAAAGAGCCAGAAATTTCTGGTAAAACGACTGATAAACGAAGAAAAGATTAGTCTCATTTGATCAGCCATATTATTCACCTCCTTGCAATCATTATATCGAAGGGGGGTAGCGAAAGGAGGCAGCAAAATGAAACAAGAAATTTCATACCCAGTTTACTTCAAAAAGCCATTTGGAATACGAGTAATCGTTGGTGCTACAAGTGGTTGTCTCTTATCACAAAATGCTGAACAACTAATTCGTGATAGAGATGAACGAATTGGTAAAAAGCCACTATTCATATTAATAAACGGACAGGAGTTTGAAGTTTAAAGTGGCAAACCTGTTTTTTGCTTGATTATCCCTGTGATAACAGCTGTTGCGACATTCTTCAGGATGCTTACGGAAATAGAGCTAAAGGAAGATGTTACATCTTTAGTTTTGCGCCACACTTCAGTATCTCTGATGTCATCAAGCAATTCATGGCCAGACCAAGTAATGGATGTCACTCGTAAGAGGTAATCATTTTTAAAGTTTGTTATTTCAGCAGTTATAAATCCCCCTGAAAAAAGTTCAAACAAAGTGTAACGAATATCATCGGTGCTAAACCGATCATCTGCTAATTTAGTTGCGATGTCCGTATCATTTGCCCCAAATATTATCATATTAAATTTTTGCTCTTCTAACGATAGTAAGACATAGCGTACACAATCTTGTTTTAACTGCATTATTTTTCCACCTCGTTGTAAGGCGGGAAGTCGAAGAAGTCGTGGACGCTGATGCCGAGGGCAGAACAAAGTGAATGCAATAGATCTACTTTTGGAACACTCTGCCGGTAAATGAAAGAACTCACCGTTGATTGAGTAACTCCTGCTAATGTGGCCAAACGATTAACGGTTAAATTACGCTCGCGCATAAGATCATACAAGCGTTGAATTATTAATTCTGATTCAGTCATAAAAGATCCTCCAAACGTGTTTGCGTTAATCGTAAAACAAATTCATTTAAAAAGGTTACGCTATTGCGTTGACAATTTACGCAATAGCGTTATAATAAAAACATAGTTACGCAAATGCGTTAACTCTAAGGAGATGAAAACATGATTGGCTTAGAAATTAAAAAAAATCGTTCCAAGCTTGGTTGGACACAAGCAAAGCTAGCTGATGCTGCGGGTGTATCACAGAGTACTGTAAATACTCTTGAGAACCGAACAAAGCATCCTGATGCTGTAACACTGAATTTACTTGCAAAAGCAATGGGTGTAACTGTGGATGACTTATTAGAACCTAAGGAGGTGAGTAAGTAATGGAAGTTACGCCAGAACAGTTGCACGAAATGGTCGAATCAGAGGTAAACGCAGCCATTGCCGCCAAAAGCCTAGCACCAGTCAAAGCAAAAAACACTGCTTGGATGGAGCTTAAAAACGATATTTCAAAATTTGTCAACGAGAAGTACGGTAAGAACCCAAAAGCTTATTCATTGTCAGACGCAGTTAAAACGATCATTAGGTTCCATTTAGGTGTGTCTAACGTATATCAAATTAACGAGAGCAACATTGATGAAGCGCGTCGAATATTCGAGTTACTAAAAGCAAATATTTAATTTTCAAAGAACGGGGGCAACAAAATGACACATCTATCACGAACTACATTAATCAATGCACTAGCAAAGGTTAAGCCAGAAACACCAAGAGTAATGTTTGAGGCACTAAGCGATAAAGCGCTAGATGCTGAATTCCGAGCGGTAACGGCCGAGTATAACGAGCAAGCTAGCCAACTTATGTCAGTTTCATATTAGGAGGTGCGAACATGTCAGATACGATATTGATTCGGCATGAGGCTCCAAAGGGCTTCCAATTCATTAGCGAAGAAGAATACGAGAGGTTCCAAGCATGGCAGCAAGCACAGCGTGGTATTTGTACTTGGAAGCTTAAAGATTTGGCCAGGTATAAATACGGAACTAAATCAACCGAACGAGCCTCACGATATTTAACCAAGCATCGCCATGATTTGGATATTGAACAAGGTGGCTTCATTGATTATGTGAATACCCATAACGGCTGGCAAATTCCAGCAGCTGATATGATGGATTACCTATTAAATCATCCCGATTAATTTAAATTATAGGTGAATTGCATGGAAAGGCGATATGAAGCCCTTTCCAAAATACAGAGGTGTAGGTATGAAGAACAGGTTTGCAGAGCAATTGTCATTGGCATTAGGTAGAGATAAAACACTAACACAGCAGCAGATTGCAGATAGGACGCATGTTTCTCCCGGACAATTGTCTCGGTTGAAGAGTGGATCAAGAAGCACTGATTCACAAATAAGGAAGTCGTTAGCAAATGTAATTAACGATTTTTGGCTTAATTATTCTGGTGCTCGTGAGAATTTCGGCGTGCTGTCATTCCAGAATGATCGTCAGCTACAAGGTGATATGTTCTCGGCTTTGATGAAACAGAAAAAGGAACAGCGTCAGCGAGAAAGAATTGAGGCTGAGTTTGAAGAAGCTATTACAGTCAAGCCGAGAGATCGGACACCAGCGCAGCAACTAGTTATTGAACGCTATCCACGTGAATACGCAGAAGAGATTAGCGCCGAGATAACCGATTTGGCTAAGAAGGCTGAGTATGCCGGTATTCCAATGGATAAATTGCAGGAAGTAATCGATAAAGTCAACCAAGAAAATGGCTAGGAGGAAATAGCAATGATTGAAGGAGCAATAGTAGGCTGCGCGTTAACGGCATTGTGGTTCAAGCGTTATGAGGTTGCTAGTTGGTTTGGAATTTAAGGAGATGAAGACGATGAAATTTACATTTCGGATTGGAAATGTGCTTTACAAGCAAATCACGATTGAAGAATTGAATAATCTTTTTGACACATTTAAGGAGGTTGAACGAATTGGAAGTACGCAAAATATCGCTAAAGCCTAAATTTGAGTACGAAAAAAGCTGCTCGAGTATCGGAAGTACCCGTGCAGCAAAGACGCTTAATAAATTCATTTTCGAATTCTATTGTACTCCGAAACAGTCACTAAGACAACGTTTGACACGGAGGTGGTCGAAATGAACGGCTACGATAGCTGGTTAATTGACCAAGAAGAAGCTGCGGAAGGCTGGCGTGATGATGTGCCTACTGAGGAAGAGCTGATTGAAAGTGGCGTCATTGCTGGATATTAAATAGGAGGATTTCAATCATGGATGCAATGTTAAAAGAAGAACTTAGAACGGTGACAGAACGTGAAAACGAAGGCTTCAAAATTGACTCATTGGAGAAAGCTGACTGGGCGTTAAAGAAGCTCAAGGCTATCCAAGCGCATGACGATGAAATTGGCCAAGTTGCAAAGAACAATATTGACCAGGCAATTGCATGGCGCGACCGGGAGCTTGATAAGAACCAAGCCAACCGCGAGTACTTCGAAGGGCTACTGACCGACTATTTACGTGATCAACGGTTAGTCGATAAGAAATTCAAAATCGATACCCCTAATGGCCGTGTATCAACTCGTAAGAACCCGGCTGGGTTGGCATATGACGAAAAGATGGTTTTAAACTCACTTCGTAATCAGGGCATGAGCCAATATATCAAGGTCAAGGAATCTATTGATAAAGTCGATTTAAAAAAAGCTGGTCGCATGGTTGGTGACAAGTTTGTCATGGAAGATGGCGAGATTATCGCTGGTATTACTGCAAAACCGGCAACTGAGAAGGTCACGTTTAAATACTAGGAGGAACCGATATGAGTGAAGCAATCGCGAAAGCAGAAAATCAAACGAATAGTCTATCCCTAATCATGGGTACTGATCAAAACAAGATGGCTAGCGAGCTACAGGCTATCTCTAATTTCCAAACTATGGTTCAAAAACAGCTAAAGAATGGTCAAGACTTTGGGGTTGTCCCTGGCACACAGAAGCCGACATTATTGAAGCCCGGAGCTGAGAAAATTCAAATGTTGATGGGCGTGACCAGCGAATACAACGTTATCGATAAAGTTGAGGACTACGAGTCGGGTTATTTCGACTACACCGTCAAGTGCGTGCTATACAAGAGCGGTATGCAGTTAACTGAGGGATTAGGGTCGGCAAACACAAAGGAGAGCAAGTACGTTTCTCGTGATGGCTTTTCAATGAAAAACACGGTATTGAAAATGGCGAAAAAGCGGGCCCAGGTTGATGCCACACTGACCATCGCTAGTTTATCAAATGTCTTCACGCAAGATGTCGAAGATATGCAGAACTTTAACCAACGTGAGAATAACGAAACCATGACTTATGATGAAGCCTTTAATTTAAAACTTAACTTTGGCAAAAATAAAGGCAAGAGCATGGGAGATGTAATGAATGAGAATCGTAGCTATATTGAATGGCTAGCTGAGAATGCAAAGAAACCTGAATTTAAGACTGCTGCTAAATTACTACTAGCTGGCAAGCAACAGCCTGAAACTGACGATAAAGCACATGAAGATTTTGATCCTACTAACATCATTGCTAGTTCAAAACAGACGAGTGAGATTGCTAACCTTGCTGGTGAACTTGCCACTCAAACCAAGAATGGCACACCATTATCAGTGACTAATGAGGTTATTCAACAAATTGTCCCTGATTGGAAAGGGACTGACAACGATTGGAAGAATCTAACAGTAGCACAAGCAGAGGATGCTAAGAGTCAGCTACAAGGATTGCTAGCAGCATTTGATAAGAAATAAACATTCGAATTGGCTTGAATGCAGCAGTGACTGAATCCACCGAACGGGTGAAAGGCCCATTAATAAGGACAGGAGGTGCGAGATGGCCCGTCCAGTAAAAGAGGGATTGGATTACTTCCCATTAGACGTTGATTTTGCTGTAAACGACAAGACAGAAGCCATTATGGGCGAGTTTGGACCGAAAGGTGTTCTGTTTATGATTTATCTGCTGTCTGCGGTGTACCAAAATGGATACTACTTGCAGTGGAATAAATTGAAACAGATGCAGTTAGCTAATCGAATTGAAGGCGTATCACCTGAATTAGCTAATCAAATCGTTAACCGCTTGATTGCTTATGGAACCTTTAGCGAGGAACTGTTCAATTCGGCTAAGGTATTAACGAGCCAGCGTATCCAAGAGACCTATGAAGATGCTACTAAACGTCGCAAATCACAGAAACCAACTAAGTATTGGATTAATGTTGACATTAATAAAGATACAAGTGTAGTTAATGTCGACATTAATACACAAAGTAAAGTAAATAAAAGTAAATCAAATAAAAGTAAAGTAAATAATCATGATGATGACGCGGGTGTCACGCGAGAGCAGGTCATTAACGATTGGACCAACCTGTGGGGATTCCCGAACGGGGTTGCCCGACCTGAGATTGATGAATGGCTGGAAGAGTTCAAGCCTGAGGTGATTGCCTATGCAATTTGGGTTGCTGGAGAACATCAGATTAGATCTAATGCATGTTTGAAATACGTTCGTGCAATTGTTGCGGGCTGGAAGAAACGAAATATTACGACGTTAGAGCAGGCTAAAAAGGCTGCTGCTAATCATGACGACCGCATTAAGAGCGAAAGAAAACCTAGTGGCTATTCAAAGCCACGTCGTAAAGAAGTTACGCCAAAGTGGATGCAAAACGGCGCTTCTCAGGCGGATTCTAAGCCAAGCTCAAGCGATAACGAGCAGGACGATATGAGCGACGAGGCGTTCCTAGCGTTCATGAACAGTCAGGAGGAAGCTAAATGAATTGGGGTAATCAATTAGTCAAGTTAGCCGCTAACCATGCCTATGAACCGGCCGCATTGCACTGGACTAAACAGCGCATGAAACGGCATTTAAAGGCTGGCGGTAGCGCGCAAGATGAAGTGTGCGCTCATGAGTACAAGCTATTTGCACTCGAGGTTTTAATTATTGAATATCAGCGGGATGGCTTAAATTTTGATTTGACCCAATGTTGGGGTAAACCAGCCGAGTATTTTATTGATCTAGAACAAGCTAGACAAGGATTGCAACCGGAGGTGAGCGCATGACTGAAACACAGGTGCTAGTAATTAACGCTGATCTACCCGATATCGATCACCCACTAGCAATCGGGCCCGAACCGGAAATGTTTAAGCTCGCGCAACATAACTACAAATCTGGTGAATGGCCGTTCCCAGTTAGACTGGTGAAGCCTGGGACTAAGGTAAGCAGTGATGCGGCCTACCTAGCCAATATGAAACAAGATCCGAAGCAGGGAGAACGTGAAGATATTAAAGCCATTCGGCAAGCACATAAGCATGGCAAACATTCTCTCAGACAGATATCCGAAAGTACGTCGATTGAGCTTAAGCGGGTAAAGGATTTAGTCCACAAATACAGCCTGCCACTGACTAACGGTTACTGGCGTGCTGAGAAGTATAACAATCCTGATGAAGTGATCGCCTATCAAACACTGGCACGATTATGCGAGAAGATTGATGCTCCAGAGTTTTCGATTAGACAGGCCAGTATGTCTAACGGGGTCGTTAATGGCTATTACATTAGTTTGGTACCGGGGCTGAAAAATAAACATGATTAAGCATACTTTCATGCTGACGCCAGTTCAGCAGCAACGACCGCGAGCCACGCGTTATGGTCGATCGATTCGGTTGTATGATCCTAAAGCAGTCAAGCAATTCAAACAGACTGTCGCTGAGGAAGCTATGCTCACGTATCGACATAAGCCGTTGTCAGGCAGTTTGGCAGTTACCTTGGTATTTTATCGACCGGTACAACAAAGCTTGTCTAAGGTCGAAAAACAGCGCCGGATTGACGGCAGACACTTACCAGTCGTTAAGCCAGATTTAGACAATTATATCAAGTCGTTTCTTGACGCATTACACGGTATTTACTGGCAAGATGATGCACTGATAACAGATATTGTTGCTAGTAAACGTTATGGCCGACAGCCGAGGATTGAGATTGAGGTTAAGGAGATTGAACAAGGATGACAAGTTTATCAATGGTATTGGGTAAAGAAGCGGTAGTGGCCTACATGGTCGTCCTGACCTTCCAGGGCGAAATTATGAAAAACTACCCCAAAATTTATAAGCGTTATGGTGACGCCTTCAAGCGTTGTGAGCACTTAAATCATGTGATGAAGAGCGATGATTATCGCTGGAAGCTTATGTGCGCTAAGGGCTGATATGACGTTGACCCGAACGACAAGGGGAATTAGATATGGAGACTGAAATTCCAGCATGGGTCATACAAGCGGCCTGTGAGGCTATGGGCTACGCAGATGAATCGGAAGTTTCTTGGGAAGACCACCCACTGGTTATGGCGATGGCAGAATCGATGGAGGGCAAAGGATGATTCATCATTACATTACGAGATACGAAGAAAATAAAGAAATATGGGTTGAATCTTGGTTACAAATTAATTTATTTGGCAAATGTTATTGCTTTAGCAAGCGAAAAATAAAAATACTCTCGAAATAAATTCGAGAGCACCGCGTTCAATTCTTGGACCATTTATTACCGGATTTTTGAGTTGGAGGTAGCCGGTCACCTTTTTGAATGTGAACAGTCCGACCGTTACTCAAGTTTCCACCACGAGGTCCAACTTCATGATAGGTACCAGCAGGTTTGTTGTCAGTACCTGGTTTGATTGGTTGTGTCATGCAAATTACCTCACATATAAAAATTTACATTGATAATTCAATCAACTTCTACAAGATAGCACCATTCACATAAAAACTCAACATATAGAGTTTTTAACTTTGAGAACACAATATACAGAAGAAGGTGGTTAATATTTGGAATCAAGTGGAAATTGTTCTTAAACAGCGTCAACTTAATATTAATCAACTAGCAAAGCTGATGGGGCTAAAAAGTAATGCAGTCCTGTATGAGTTTAAGCATGGCAAGATTAAACGACCGAGTTTTGAATTAATGGAAAGAATAGCTGACGCATTAGACGTTAGTATGGATAGTTTTCGACAAAATAATACGGAGGATGAGAATGCCTAAACACACTAAGAAACGTTCAACGATTAAACGGAAGCACCGGCGAATGAAGCAACATGCCGAAGCAAACAAAGCTAAAGCACAGGATAATAAGCAATTGGCCAAGGAATATGGGCCGTACAACATTAATAAGCGGGCGTTCGGGGAGGATTGAAAATGAGTGATGAAATGAAGGAGCTACGTAGGCGATTAAACAATGATGCTATTAGATGCCAAGAAGAAGGCGACACGGAAATAAAAGACGGAATTATGATTGCCTTGTTTGAGATAGAACACTTAGATGAGCCTTACTTTTGTACTGATTATTGGCTAGGAGATGGCGACGATGATTAAGTTTAGAGCGTGGAATCAGATCGATTCTGAATATATAAATGAAATTAACGCAGTAATGAGCCTGGATGGTTCACATATTTGGTGGGATATTAATGATTCAGGAGAAATGAAATATGAGGATGATCCAGGCAATTATAAATTGGAGCAGTTTACCGGCCTTAAAGACGAGAACGGCAAGGGAATTTATGTTGGCGATATTTTGCATTTTGGAAGTATGTGGTGTGTTGGGGACAAATATGACCCTAGAGAAGAAGAGCACATCGGCCTCGTAGAATATCATCCCGAATATGCGAGTTATGTGGTTAATTGCAACGGAAAAATATATCCATTAGAACAAATAATCAGTTTTGATGGATATTCAGTACAAGGAAACGTGCACGAGAACCCGGAGCTACTGGAGGAATCTAATGAATAACGAATATAATGAATATAAAGAATATTTAGATAAATTATTGAAAACACTTGACAATCGCATATCTCACCTTGACAAACGGCAACGTGAAGAAAAATGGAACAATCAAGAGATAAGAAACGTTATGGAACCTGTTAGAAACGAGAGACAGTTAGTGTACAGAATCTTGATAAGAGACCCGGAACTACTGGAGGAAGAAAAATGAAGTTCTATCGCAAACAGCCAATTGAGGCCGAACAGTTTGATGGCAGTTCAGATTTATTCATTAAATATGACATGATAGATATTGGAGCAATGTGTGAAGAAAGGCATAGCCCAGAAGTTTACATGTCTGGGAATCATAGAAAAGTAACTATTGGCGATTGGATTATTACTGACAATTTTAACCATCATACTTTAATGACTGATGAGGAGTTCAAACAACAGTATGTCAGACTGCCAGTGATAAATAAAGAGGTGGCGGACTGGATTAAACTTGGAAAGAGCAAGGAAATTGGCCTTGATACTGCATTAATGCTTCTTATGGCTGGGCGTGTTGGTGTGCCAGAAGTTACTAATGTTAGCAAATGGATTTGGCATTATCATATGGCTGATATCGCCATCGCATGGGCTATCGGCTATCAAGTAGAGGAAGATAAATGAAACAGATATTTGAAGCAATATGGAACGCAACACCGTGGCAGTTAGTTAGTTGGATTGGTTCAATCGTGCTAGGAGTCATCATTGTTTATGTAGTTATTGTGCTCTTGCTGACATGGGTTATACAACGTCATGGGTGAACAAAAAAGCTCACTACTATTCACAACTGTAGTGAGCATTGGCTTGCACATGCGTGCCATTAAATTCTAATGCTATTGGAAATTAATGGCAATAGAAAAAAGCCGTCCGTTAAGGCGACCAGTCACGGGACCACTCGAATGACCGTTGTAAGTATAACATAAAAAATCGCTGCCATCGCTGACCGCGCTACAACTAATTCCGAATAAGTTAATTATAGCATACGAAAGCGGAGGGGCGCATGATGGGCGAACAGCAAGTTATTTCAGATGAAATTTTTCCACCAATTGACCAGGAGAAAACAATTAAACAGGTGCGGCGGTTCCTGGATAAGAAGTTACCGCAAGCAGTTCGAGCGTCCGGCCATTCGGTCGCTGATCTTAAATCGCCTAGCATGGATGGCATGCCTAAGTCGTCCCCAGCTGGTAACTCGGCCGAGGATCGGATTACACGCCGCCTGTACGCTGAGCAAATTGTCCGACAGACTATTCAGGCCATGGCTCGCTGTGATCATGAGTGCCAGGAGATATTAGATCGGCTATATTTGCAAGGATACAGTGACACGATGTGCTACATGGATATTGGCTACAGCAAGACGCAGTATTTTGACCACTGGAAGCCATTGGCAATGCTACAGTTCGCACAGAGCTATTACCTAGAAGACCTGAATATTTACCAAAACCGAACTCAAACCGGACTTTAACCGAACTTTTTCCGAACTCAAGCCGGACTTCATAGCAATAAATTGGTGGTATATTAGTATTATCGATAATTGGTTAGGACGACAAATAAACGTTTTTCTGATAGCCCTAATTGATTATTATTGTGGCCTTAGCTCAGTTGGTAGAGCGCCTGACTGTTAATCAGGTTGTCGCTGGTTCGAGTCCAGCAGGCTACGTAGCCGGCGGATTTATAAGGGGTGATGCGCTCCTCTCTGCCGCTGGCATTAGTCTTCGTGTTTAACGTCGGCCGTTGAATGCGAGTATCGCTGTGGGCTAATTGGTAAGCCACAATGGGATGTAGGTTCGAGACCTGCCGGCGATATAGTTATGTGATACAGCACCCAATGGGAGTTGACCGCATAACGTGTGCTTGTGGCGGAATAGGTAGACGTGAACCGGTATCGAAGAGGTACATGCTTTAGTGGCTGGGCAATGGCCCATGTAGGGTGCAAATCCCTACCAAGCACATTAAACGCGTCCGCGGCACTAAAACGGACAATCTCCAAACTAGCTCTCGCTTTTTGGCGGGAGTTTTTTGATACATAAATTTAGGAGTGACGTCATGGCAGTAATGATTCATAGTAAATACGGGTACGAGCCGCCTGAGTGGGTACAAGCTGATTCCCGGCTAGATAAGTGGTGTAAGGATAAGAAGCGTCGTGCTAAACAGCATGGCGCTTTTAGTTTGGATAAAAATAAGGAGGAAGCAATTATGAATTTTGGAGAAGTGCTTGAAGAATTAAAACGAGGTAATTGTGTTGCACGTAAAGGTTGGAACGGCAAAGGCATCTTCATTAAATTGAAAAAGGGAGAATCTTTGAACACTCCCAATAATCGTTTTAATGAGGTTATGACTCACGATTTCATTTATATTGACACGACTGGTCTACGCACGAACAATCCGAATGCACCTATGGATCGAGTTCCATGGTCAGCTAGTCAAACTGATATGCTAGCTGATGACTGGGTCGTAGTCGAATAACGATGACTAATTCCAATTAACGGAGGTGTGGTGGTATGTAATGAAACGAAAGTTAACGCCAAAACAGCGTAAATTTGCCAACGAGTATATCAAGTCTGGTAATGCTGCTGATGCGGCTCGTAAAGCGGGTTACAGTAAACAAACAGCTCGCACAGTTGGACAGCAAAACTTGACAAAACTTGACATTAAAAAATACATCGATGAACAGATGGCTGAGATAGAATCTAGCAAGATTGCAGACGCCAAAGAGGTTATGGAATTTTACACTAGAGTGCTTCGTGGTGAAGAGCTAGAAACCGTAGTGGTGGGTACTGCTGACGGTGCTGAATCTATTGAACGTCCACCAACTACCAAGGACAAAACGGCTGTTGCTAAGGAAATACTAAAGCGTTATCCGGATAACGATAAGCTCGTTGAACAACAGATTCGCAAGCTTAAAGCTGAAGCAGATATTGCGGAGGCTAAGGCTAAACGATCTAGTAAAGACAACCAACAAGTTGTCATCAACTTTACTGACGATTTGCCCGATGACGGCCAACAAAATGCTTGATTGTATATGAGATGGCTAATAGTATGACAAACGCCACGATAAACCACCAAGCTATGTATATTAAACCGATGACTGCTGCAATCAAAATGAAATCTACAAACCAATTTAAACCCCGCCATGCCATATGAAAGAAAATTGGTAGGCCTAAAAATAAAATAATTATTGCTATTATCATGTTAACGTCCCCCCTGGAGATGATGTCATATGTCAACCACCCAACAATTTAATTTAAGTTTACGACAATTAATTGGTTCTGGCTATACTGATTTCTGGCGTGATCATCACTTTTACCGAGTGATTAAAGGCAGTCGTGGATCGAAGAAGTCGGTAACCACCGCTCACAATTTAATTTACCGGTTAGTTAAGTATCACTGGTCAAATATCTTGGTCGTAAGGCGTAATGCCAATACCAACAAGACTAGCACCTTCGTGGAATGCAAGAAGGCTATTAATGACTTCCACTTAGAGCGTTATTTTAAGTATAACGAGACATTGCCAGAGATTACTTACTTACCAACTGGCCAGAAAATTATCTTTCGTGGCCTTGATGATCCGTTGAAACTAACTTCAGTTAATGTCCTTACTGGTGAATTGTGTTGGCTGTGGGTAGAAGAAGCTTATGAGATTGAATCATTTAGCAAGTTACAAACGGTAATTGAATCGTTACGTGGCAATGATCCACAAGTCTTTTATCAAGTGACACTCACGTTTAACCCATGGAATGAACACCATTGGCTAAAGCGTGAGTTTTTCGACCAGAAACGTGATGATGCCTTTGTTCGCACGACTACCGTTAGATGCAATGAGTTCGTTTCTAACGAATATAAACAGCGCCTTTATAGTTTATACCAAACTAACCCTAGACGTGCTAAGACAGTCGTTGATGGCGACTGGGGCGTAGCTGAGGGACTGGTATTTGAAGATAACGTTGAACAAGTTGACTTTAACGCTATGGACAAAATACAAGAATGCGGACAGACAGGTTTCGGCCTAGACTATGGCTTTGGTCATGATCCTAACGCTTTCGTTGCTGTCGCTATTGACGTGCACAATAAGCAACTATGGGTTTATGACGAGATGTACACCTACCATCAAACAACGCCACATGTTGCTGAATGGTTAAAAACTAACGGCTATGAACGAGCTAGGATATATGCAGATAGCGCAAGCCCTGAAAGAACCGCTCAATTAAATGATTTAGGAATTGTCAATGCTGATAGCGTTGCAAAAACACCGATTGAAGCTGGTATTGACCAGCTATGGCAATATCAAATTCACGTTCACCCTAAATGCAAGAATTTGTGGCGTGAATTAAACAGTTACGTCTTTGACAGTGATCGTATGGGTAACACGCTAAGCAAGCCTAAAGACCAAGACAACCATGCAATTGATGCCTTACGTTATGCAGTTCGCCAATATATGGGGGATTACGATGGATCATTAGGTGTTAAATGGGATGAACAATACGCGATTGGTCGTCAGATGGGAGTGAATGATTATTAATAGTATTTATGGAAAACAACGTTTTGACCGTGAAGCCAACCGAGACTACACGATGCCAGTTGGAACATACACAGCAGTCGCAGAACAGCCATTAGAATTAATGAGGATTGTCTATCAGTTTATTAACCATCATCAGAATCATCAAGTCTCAAGACTTCAAACTTTGTATGATTACTACCAAGCTAATAACGCAATTAAAAAGCAAGGAGATAGTAATAATCCTTACCATGCTAACAATCGAGTAGCGGCAGCATTCGCTCGTTATATGACAAGTATTCGAGTTGGCTATTTAATAGGTAATCCCATTCAGTTAAAGCTACAAGATGACACTGAAGTAGATGATAGCCAAGCACAAAAGTTTCAAAATGTATTGGACACTTTTATCACTAATACGAATGCAGACTATGTCAACCAGCAACTAGCGAAGGACTTATCAATCACTGGCCGAGCATATGATCTCGTATACGTTAAAAACGGAGTGACTGATCTAGGATTAGTTCGAGTTGATCCTGAACAAGCATTTGTGATCTATGATGATACTGTCGGTCACAAGCCACTTGTTGGTGTCCGTTATTATCAGACTGGTATCTTAGATAATCAATTGGTAGAACATTATGAGGTTTACACTGATAGTCAGCTTTTTACCTTCCATAGTGAGGGCGGACTACCTCAAACTAATTCACCTGTCGCCAATGCAGTCTTGGATGATACATTGCCACACTTTTTTGGTATTGTCCCATTAACCGAATATCGCAATAATGATGAGCGGTTAGGCGATTGGGAACCTGAACTAGACCAACTAGATGCACTGGACAAAAGTGTATCAATGATGGCTGACTTCCAGGAAGACTTCAATAATGCCAATATTGTCTTAACTGGTAAGTTCTCCAATATGACAGAGCCCAAGTATTTGCTGGACGAGAATGGTAATAAAAAAATAGGCCAAGACGGCCAGCCGATTATCATTGAACCAGCTCACCCAAATGTTGATCCTAAAAATCACATGTGGTACTTGGAACCGTTCGCAGCAAGTGGTGGCGTTGGTTCCACTGCCAAGCATATTATTCAACCCGATGCTAAGTATCTAACTAAGCAGTATGATGCGGCTGGCTGGTCAACGTATACGAACTTTCTTATCAACGAAATTCACAAGTACACTAATACGCCTAATGTTAATGATCCAAACTTTGCTTCTAACGCATCTGGTGTGGCTATGTCTTATAAACTGTGGGTCAGTGATCAAGAACGCAAGCTACAGGAAACGTTGTTTAAACGTGGCTTACACGATCGCTTGAATGCTTGTGTTAACTATTGGCAAACACTCAACCAAATTAGTGCTGACAAATGGAATACGATGATTAAAGCTAACTTTATGCCAAATCTGCCTAAGAATGATGATGCGACCGCACAACTTATTCAGTTGCTAAACGGTACTGGCAAATTCAGCGATGAAACTATTCGTGACATGGCTGAACCAATCACTGGAGTCAATGCTGATGCCGAAGCAGAACGCGTTAAAGAGGATACCCAAGCCGCTAAGGAAGATGACGATAACTACGCTCAAGGTGATGGTGGACTGGGCAACATATTTGCAACCGGGAAGCCGACTCCTGCACCCTCAATGAGTAACAGTGAGGATACAACGAAAGAAGGCTGATTATGGATATTAATAAGCTGGCGCATGCTTTGGCAAAGATTTTAGATGTTAAGGATCCGGTATTCCAACAGTTGATCAGTATTATCGAACGTTCACATCATGCCCAAGTTAAGAATTTAACCTACTTTTTACACAAAAATGTAACCTGGCAAGATGATGCCGATGATGCAGATATTAAAGAGTTAACCGATGCAGTGCTTGAGTTAAAACAGAGTGCTAATCGTGAGGAAGAACAAGTCTTAGCCACACTATTAAATAATCTACCTTACAAAACTAATTTAGATGTAGCCCAGGCTCAAGCACGCGTTAATGTCGCTAACATGGGATTAAAGGTTAACAAGTTAGTTCAAGCTAAGCAGGCAGAGATCGTTCAACAGGTAACTAAATTAACTGGTAGTGGGTTAGGTGGGTACAATAAACAGCTTAGACATCGTGCATTGTATCGAGTGGCTGCTCAAAATGAGCCTGAGAATACCTCATTAGATTTAATTTTCAAACATGCCAATAATTTAGCAATTGATTTAGATAACATTATCAAGTTCCAAATGCAAAATCATGTCAACCCTAATTCTATTAGTAAAATTGTTGCAAAAGAACTAGGTGTTGCTGGCAAGCCTAATCCTAATGAAGATTTATGGGAAACAGCAATGCAAAAACGCTATATGTCAACCAAAGCTGATATGGAGCGTATTTTAGTTACTGAGAGCAAAGCAACTCAAACGCAGGAATGTGTCAAGCAATACAGTAATTTAGGCTTTACCAAGCTAAAGATTGTTACCCGAGATAATCCTCATGTTTGCAGATATTGTGAGGGCCACGATGGTACAATCGTTGAAATTAAAGACGCTGTGGTTGGTATGAACGTGCCCCCGTTTCACCCACGCTGTCATTGCAATGTAATTCCAGTACAAACGGATTATAAAGATGTCTTAAATGAACTTGACTAATATTTTATTGCCCTAGACATGGCATTAAAAGGTCTATTTTTTTAGCCGACGGGCGTTAAACGAATTAAGTCGACAGACGTTAAATGGAGGTTATCTAATGAGTGAAGAACCAAAGAATCCGGAAACCAACCCTGAAGGTGGTCAGCAGTCTGATGAACCGGTAACATTTACTGATGAACAACAAGCTAAAATTGATGAATTGATTGGTCAACAGCACGCTAAATGGTCTAAGAAACTTGATCAACAGCAAGCTGACTTTAAAAAGCAGTTGGCTGATACGCAAAAGCAGGCCGAAGAACGAGCTAAAATGACCGCTGAGCAAAAGGCTGAAGCTGATCGTAAACAACGTGAAGCTGAAATCGCTAAACAAAATCAGGAATTAGCAACTCAGATTCAGGAATACAAGACCAAGTCAATGTTACTCGACAAGGGGATTAGCCCGGACATGTTGCCACTGGTTATGGGTGCTGACGAAGATTCCACAAGCGATAATCTAGGATTATTGCAGAAATACGTTGATAGCCAAGTACAAGCGGCTACTGAAAAGTTATTGGCTGGTAAGCAAGCCGTAACTACTGGGAGTAACAATACTTCATCACAAGAAGCGGGGACTAATAATCCATGGTCCAAAGATGGTTGGAATTTAACAAAACAAACTGAAATTTACAATACCGACAAAGAACAGGCTCAGAAATTAATTGCTAGTGCCCAACCCATTAGCCAGCCGTTTTATGTTGGAAAATAATAAGGAGAAATAAATTATGGTAAACGGAAATATTACCCAATTAAGTGATATGAAAATCCCTGAAAACTGGGGGGCTTATTTAGCTGAAAAATCAACACAAAACAACGCGTTCTTCACGAGTGGTGTCGTTCAAAGCGTACCACAAATTGCAGCATTGTTAGGCGCTGGCAAAGTAGCCAATATGCCGCTGTTCAAGCCACTAGCTGACAATGATCCACAAGTGCCCGATGACACAACGGACTTATTAGTCAACAAGATTACTACTGATTTAGCACAAGCCCGGAAATTAGGCTTTGATCAAGCTTGGAGTGCAACTGATTTGTCAGCTGAACTATCAGGTGCGGATCCTTTAAGTGCTATTGGCGATCAAGTCAGCGATTATTGGTCACACGTCTATGAAAAGCTTTTGCTAAAAACTCTCACGGGAGTATTTAGTTCAGTTAGCATGAAGGGTGTCAATCAATTAGACGCTACTGCTGATAAGACTGATACCACGTTCAGCTTGAAGAACTTCAATAAGGCCCGCTTCTTATTAGGCGATCGCTATAAAGATTTGGCTATTGTAGCAGTTCATTCTGACGTTCTCCGTCAATTACAAGATGCCAACCTAGTTGACGCCAAGAATAACTCAACCTTCGTCTTAAATGGCAATGGCAACGTACCAACATCAATTCAAGCGCCTGATGCTGGTGATAAGATTAAAGGCGTCCAAATTGTGGTTGACGATAGCTTACCAGTAAGTGGTGGCAAGTACACGAGTTATTTGTTTGCTCAAGGTGCCGTGGGTTATTCTGAATTGCCAGTCACTAATGCGGTTGAAACTAATCGTGATCCGTTAAAGAACCATGGTGTTGATTATCTTGTTAACCGCCGTCGGTTTGTCTTTGCACCACAGGGGTTGTCTTGGAACGAAAGTAACTTCACTTCCAAGCATTCGGGCAAAGCTTATCCTACGATGGATGACTTAGCTGATGGCACTAACTGGTCAAAAGTCTACGATCAAAAATTGATTCCAATGGCTCAGTTTGTAACTAGTGCTGACCCTATCACAAGCCTCGGTCACTAGTCAGGAGGCATTCTATGAGTGACACACAGGACAGTGGTAAAACATTAGAAAACGTCATTACTCTACTAGGTATTACTCCTAACGATAGTGAAAAAAAACGATTAACACTATATATTGATCATGCAGAGCAAGCCATTGTTTTATATCTGGGCCGTTCAGTTAGAATTTCAGACTTGCCATCAGGATTAGACTATATTGTAGAGAATTTGGCCGTAACTAAGTTCAATAAATTTCATAACGAAGGTGAAAAGTCTCACAGTGAAGAAGGGCTATCTTTTCAGTTCAACGTTAACGATCTAGCACCCTACTATCCAGATCTACAAGCCTGGGTAGATGGTCAAGCTAAAACAACGCGCGGTGCTACTGCGATTGGTTGGTGATAGCATGCGTTATCCAGATAAGGTTTATTTATTGACTAAGCTTCTTGATGAAGACCCCAACGGCCTTAATCATCAAGTGAGCTATCGAAGCCAAGTAGTGCCAGCTAATATGCAACAGGTCAATTTAACATTTGCTCCCAATGGCACAGTGTATAATGCAACGGTTATTCGTGTTTATGGACGTTATCAGGCCGATGCGATTGGCCTTAATGGTGAATATGTTGAAGGTGACAATGACACGGTGCATGAGATTCAAAAAGTTAGTCAGCATGATAAGCAAACGGCGTTCTACATTATTCATAATGAGGTGATACTACATGGCGAATAACTATGACAAAATACCTGTCGTTACGTTCTCAATTGACGTTGATTATTTTAACCAGTTATTCGAGACTGCCAGAGGGCTTGCACGCAATGGTATGCCAGAGGCCATGGAAGAAGCCAATAAGGAATATCAACGAGCCGTTGCGCTTAGCAAAGCATTTATCAAGAATGCAGGTGCACGTGAGCAAGAGGCTGCACAAGGCTTAGAGCGCACTCAAGTTGGACATGGTAAGTCTGGTTATGAGCCAACGGGGACATTGCAAGGATCGATAGAAATTAAGATTAGTGACGATGGTAAGTCAGTATCTATTATGCCAATGGCAACAGTTGCAGATCAGAAAAAAGCATTGGAAGCCATTGCTGGGAGTGGCAGTAAGAAACCAATCACCAGTCAAGATGGTGTCACTTATTATGGTGTCTACGTGGAATTTGGCACTTATAGAATGGCTCCCGAACCGTTTATGAAGCCTACCGGCGAGAAAATCGCAATGAGACTTAATAATGAATTTGAACGCATTATGCGTTTAGCAGTATTGGGGAGTGATTGATATGTCACCGGAGGAAGACTTACTATTGAGCGTTAAAAAATGTCTGCGAGCATTTAACGTTCCAGTATATGATTTCGGTCAGCAACGGCCAACTAAGTTTCCACAGGTAGTTGTCAGCTTGCAGAACGAGCAAGAGCAAACTGATATTAAAGTTTTGGATTATTTCTTAGCTACCGTGGCTGTTGATGTCTATGCTGATGTAGCTAATGTTGGTCAAGCATACGCATTAGGCCGTAAAGTTGCCAATGCTATGCAACGATTGAAACTAGCTGAATGGCCATCTAAGTATGACAGCTCGTCAATGCATAAATTAATTGATAACAGTTTAGAAGGCCGGCCGTTAACTCGGTTGGCTTATTTATTTGATATTTTTGTCTATGGAAAGTGAGGAAACACTATATGGCTGGATTAAAGCTACAAACAAAGAGTGCTGACAAAATTTTATACGGGATCAAATTCCCGTGGGATGATAAAGCAACTCTTATTCAAATGTTGGGATTACAAGCTGCTTCTAGCACAACTAATAATCGTGCTAGTTCGGCAGTTAACTTAAAGCAGGGCGTTATGCATACGTCTGGTTCACGATCTGAAACATTTGTCGTTGATTCGTATTGGACAATCGGCGACAAGATTCATGATGGAATTAAAAAAGCACTTGTACAAGATGTGGCGGTTGGCATTTGGCGTATGGATTTCAATGAAGCAACTTTAGATACTGGCGGAAAAGTTAAGTCTGTGCCAGCTGAATTTGGTATGGCTAAACCTAATGGATTACCAGAAACCGAAGCGGTTAACAACTTGTTACATGCTAATATCACTTACAACATCGATGGTAATACGCAAGATGGCGTATTAGATGTGGCTGAACTTGATCCGCAACTATTAGCTGACGGGTTAAAGATGTTTGACTTCGCTCATAATACTGATATTGGCAGCACCACTAGCTCACTTGGACATTAATGGAGGAAATTTAAACTATGGAAAACTTAATGATTGACGGCACTACTTGTACCCCTAAACTTAACTATGCTTTCGCTAACCAAGTAAAGAAAGAACTCAGTGAAAACGGTCGTGACGGCTTTGACGTTCTTATCGATGGCTTATTAGACGAAGATCCGGATCAAATTGTGAATGCCTACTATTACGCATTAGCTTACTTCAAGCGTTCACAACCTAGTCGTGACAAAGTAGTAGAAGCGCTAGAAGACACTATCTTTGCTGACGATGATAAGACTAACGCCGCTTATTCTGATATTATTCAATCTTTGCACGCTGATAATTTTTTAGCGCGGAAGCTTACCAGTTTTGTCAAAGGATACAACAAAATTCTGGATATTATGCAGAAGAAGTTGGACTCAGAAAAAGAGGGCAGCGACCAATACAATCAGGATCAGTTGGGTATGGAACAACTTCAAACACAACTGGACAAACTGAAAAAAGTTCTGCAACCTGGTACACCGCAATAAGTTATGCTCGAAGCGCAGGCTTAACTCCAGAACAATTAGAACAGTTAACGCCGGCTGAGTTTAAAGCTGTTTGGCATGGCTATCAGGTTAACATGCTTAATCAGCAGCGTGAGCAAATGCACGCTCGTTTAATGCCACAGGCAACCTATGGAGTTGAACTCAGTCAACCGTTAGGTGAAGTTGTAGAACGGTCCGATAAACAAATTGCAAATGAAATTAGCAAATTAACTGATTATCGAACTGCCGAAGAACGACAACCAGATACGCCTCAAATGGCTATGTATCGAAGACTAATGGAAGCAAAAGCTGACAGAGAGGAGGCCGATTAATGAGTGCAGTTGTTGAAAAGACATTTGTGTGGAAATTTATGGATCAGATTAGCCAAGGGGTTGCTAATGCACGCCAAGCAATGGACGAAGCAGTTCATGCTGCTGCTAACATGGGATCTAAAGTTAGTGAGAGCGGTGAAAAGTGGCACAATTACGCTTCCAAGCAGAAGGAAGCGATGGACGAAGCTAAAGCTAACTTCAATGAGTATAAAGACCAAGTAGCTAATTCAAGCAATTCAATCCGTGAAAAGATCAGCAGCCTAATTGACCATCTTAAAGAAATTCCACATGATGTTGTGACGACATTAAAGTCTAAAATCAACGATGAAAACATTGGCTTCTTCTCACGCAAAGTGCGGGACGTTCCTAAGGAGCGCTCCGTGCTTTTACGTGTTAAGGATCATTTCACCGATGTGTTCAAACATTTCAGTGAGCGAATTAGGCGAACCCCAAAGGAACATTCATTGCTGCTAAAAATAAAAGATGGCTTCAGTAAGGGATTCCAAAAGTTTAACGAGGGCGCCAAGAAAACACGTGAAACCGGCCACCGTTTGCGTGACATTATCCAAGGTACATTTGTTGGTAATGCACTGTACAGTGCTTATGACAAAGTTAAAGATGGCATTGTTGCTGCCACTGGAGCTGGATTAAAGTTCGATGCAGAACAGCAAAAAATGATAGCGACATGGACAACCTTGACTGGATCAGCTGGTAAAGCCAAAGATATGGTTCAAAGCATTAATGACTTGGCTGTAAAAACTGGGCAAAGCGTTCAAATTGTCGATGAACTGGAACAGGGATTTTACCATCTGCATTCTAGTAAAAAAGAAGCCGATGACTTAACACACGCTATGCTTAACATGGGTGATGCGGTCGGATTAACAGGCGATCAATTAATGTCTGTTAGTCAAGACATGGTTCACAGCCTAGCTCAAGGTAAACTAACTGCTGGTGCACTTAATCAGTTAGGGATGTACTTTCCAATGGTCGAAGAAAAGATGGCCAAGTTTGAAGAAGCACATGCAAAAGCTAGTGGATCTGCTGTAGCCAATACCAAGGCTGTTGCTCAAGCTCAACGGGATTATGTCAAGGAACAAACTTTATCTTTTGAGAAGATTCATTATGGCTCCACAATTACCAATAGCGACTTAAAACAATTAGCACAACAGAATATTATCTCAACCGGTGAAGCACAAAAGTTTCAGGGGATGCTTAGTAACGGGCAAAAAGTTAACTCATCAATGATAAAGCAAGCGATTAAAGTTAACTCGTCTTACGTTACTGCTGCTAAAAATGGTGCTAAACAAGTTGGTAGTTCTGCTGATGAAGCGGTTGCCAACTTACGCCAAATGGTACAAAAAGGTCAAGTGTCTGCTAAAGATGTCGAAGATATTTTTAAACAAATGGGTTTGCATGACTATGCAGCAGCTGCAGAAAATTTGATGAAAACGTTTGATGGTATGGAGCGTGTACTGAAGGCACGTTCACAAGCACTTATGGGAATTGTCATGGCTCCTGTGTTGAAAGCCGCCAATCCAATTATGGAAGCTTTAACCCATTGGGTAAATGATCCGAAGACTGAATCCTTAATGAACGAATTAGGCAAAAGAATTCAAAAAGGAATGACAACTGTTACTAAAGCCTTTGCAGGGAAAAACTTTACTAGCAAAGGGCTTAATGATGCACTAGACCAGATGGTTGAAAATGCTGGTAAATCAGTCGACAAGCTCTCAGCTTGGCTTACAAAAAATGCTGGTAATATTAAAGAGTTTGGCAGCATTGTTAAGAGCAGCCTAACTATTGCTTTTAAAGTTGTGGGCGCAGCTATTAATGATGTGGTTTCAGTGCTCGGATTTTTAGCTAATCCACTTGGTAAAGCATCAAATAAAAGTAAAACTGCATCAAGATCAATAGGAAGTTTAGCTTCAGGATTAAAGGCTTTAGCAAATAACAACGGTGCCATTAAAGTCATTGCTGCAACACTAACGACGTTTTTAATTGCCAAAAAGATTTTAACAACTGTTATGGCCCTCAAGAACATGAATGATGTATTACACTTAACGACCATAGCAGGAAGGCTGGTCAGTGCGGCCTTTACACCATGGCTATTAATTCCGGCAATTATTATCGCAATTGGTGTTGGACTATATGAACTATATAAGCACAACAAGAAGTTTAGGGACTTTGTTAATGGTATTTGGAAATCTGTTACCAGTACATTTGGCAAGATAGTAAAATACATTTCTAACGTATTCAAAGACGCTGGAAAATGGTTCTCCGGTCTGATTAAGGGTGCTCAAAAGGCTTTAAATACTGTAAAAAGCTTTTTTACAGGGAAGCTTGGCTGGGAAAAAGCGATTGGCAAAGAAATTAGCAATATCATAAAGACGGTTTCTAAAGGATTTAGGCAAGTTTTGAAAACGATTGGAAACATTCTAAAGGGATTTGGAAAAGTATTGTTATATGCGTTTTTGCTTCCTGTTGGACTAGCTGCACTTATCCTAAAGCCTTTTGTCAAACCGTTTATCAACATAATTAAAACTACCATCAAAGCTGTGAAGACCTTATGGTCAAAACTGGTAGATTTTCTGCGAACTGTTTTCACTCCAGTAATTAATGTATGGAAAATTGTTTGGAAGGCTATAAGTAAACTTTTTCATATTATTTGGGAGGAAATCTATTCAGTAGTTAAAGTTATTTTTAAAGCCATTTCAGAATTCATTGATATTGAATTAAAAGGAATTAGTTTAATTTGGCACATAGTATGGAATGCAATTAGTAGCTTCTTTGGTACTATATGGCGAGGCATGAAAGCATTGTTACTACCAATCATTGAAGGAATTTGGAATGCGATTAAAGATGCGCTAGATTTGATTAGAAGAATCTGGCATTCTATTTGGAATAGTATCAGCAGCTTTTTCAGCAATATCTGGGACGCAATTTGTAAAATAGCTAAGACAGCTACCCATTGGCTGTCATCACATATTAGTGATATTTTAGATTCAATTAGCAATGTTTGGCATTCAATGTGGCAAGGATTAAGCGACTTTTTCGGTGACGTCTGGAAAGGTATCAAGAAGTCCGCCCAAGATGGTATTAACGGCGTTTTGAGCGTTATTAACGCTGGCGTTGATGCAATCGATTCAGTTTGGAAATTCTTCACTGGTCATAAAACCAGCATTCACCATTTAGAGCCAGTTAAATTTGCTCAAGGTGGTGTCGTGCATACTCGTCTATCGATGGTTAACGATGGTGCTGGTCAGAACTGGAAAGAATTGTTACAACTACCTTCTGGTGAACTCAAAATGACGCACCAACGTAATGCAGTACTACCTTTGCCAGTTGGGACGCGAGTATATAATGGCGACGAAACGGCTGCAATTATGGCGTCCGCTGGGGTCAATCATTATGCACACGGTGGTATTGTTGGCAATGCGATTGATTGGACTAAGGGTAAGCTATCTGACATTGGCTCATGGATTGGTGACAAGACCAAGGCTGTTGATAAGTTTCTCAAAGATCCACTTGGAAATATCTCCAATTTACTTCATAAAGCTACTGATGGCCTATTTAAAGGGGCAGCTAGTTTTGGTGAATTAGCTAGTGGCGCTATTAGCAAGCTGTCAAGCATAGCAGTTAACAAGTTCAAGGAAATGCTAAACAGCACCAAGAAAACACTGGAAGTGTCTGACGGTAAGGCCGGTCACTACAATCCAGGCTTAATTGATAAAGCTGCCAAGATGATGCACATTGATAGTCTTCCGTCAGGGTTCAGTGAGCTTTTACAAGCAACTATCATGAGTGAATCTGGTGGTAAATCTGTTATTCAAACTGTTCATGATATGAACAGTGGGGGTAATGAAGCCGGCGGTATCTTGCAATACACACCAGGAACATTTGCTGCCTTTGCCATGCCAGGACATACTAATCGGATGAATCCGCTCGATGAATTGTTGGCATTCTTCAATAACTCCGATTGGCGAAACAGCATTGGGCATACTTCTATTTGGGGTGTTCCAAAGGTTGATTGGCTGCATAGTGGCCCACAAGGTAGTCGTCGATTTGCCAATGGTGGTGAAGTTTTTGACGAGCAAACTGCAATCATTGGCGATAATAGTCAACACCATGAGTTTGTGATTAATCCTTATGATGTTACGGCTTATCCACTATTAGCTAAGGCGATGGACACAACCATGCGTGCTCAACCCGTCTCAACTCAGGCTACTAACAATCATGAAGATGATAGTGCCGAAACTAATTCATTATTGCGGCAAGCTAATGCGTTGTTGCAAATCATCGCTGATAAGAAGCCGGAGTTACTAGACGATTTAGCTGCTAAGTTGCGTCAAAAAGACGCTCAGACATTCAGAATGCAGAACAGTTAGGAGGTTAATATGAAAGTATTTTCAGAGCGTACGGATAAACCGCACGCTTATTTATTTGGCGAATATACGAACCCGTTGGGTTTTGACCCGATTGAACTCACCTTGAGTGAAGATGGTCAAGTTTGGCAATCAATTTTTGATGATTCCAATTTAAGTAACGTGTATCTAACTGATTTTGATTGGTTGCCACCAGTAATCGCCGATACCTATCGAACTGCAGGCACACGCGATGGTCAAGAGCTTGCTAGTAGCCGCTTGGGTCAACGCGATCTAGTTTTAAAGTTCATTGCCTATTGCCACGGTGATGCTGACGAAAAGCTAACTTTCCAGTCTCTGTCAAACTTTCTAATACGACGTCATAATTATTGGGTTGCCTTTGACAATGGTGGTGGGCGCATGTACCACGTGCGTGAAAAGACAATTACTACTGAATATTATAGTGATAAGATGATGATGATTACCGTCACATTAAATAACTTTACTGGGGTTGCACAAAGTATTATGCCGTCAACTAATATTAGTGAAATGCCAAATATTGGCTTAGGGCTACCGGCTGATACATTAAATTATGTATTCAGCACATCTGAATTTGATGTCAATAATATTGGTGAACTACCAGTTGATCCCTTAGTGCAGAGCGATTATTTGGATATTACATTGACCGGGACTGGTTCGCCTACAATCGCTAACACAACGACTGGCGATGCGATTACATGTACGAGACCATTAACAACTAGAGATACGTTTAAGCTAATTGGCGTAAATCCACAAATTAATGGGCAAGCAGCTGGAATTAATACTGACAACGGCATTATCCGGTCAGCTAGCGGTAACAATCATTTCAAGATTACTGGTTGTCAAGATTTGAATTGTACTGTTAACTTTTATTTCAAGTATTTAAATTGATGATTCAATATCCAAAGCTAACTATCAGTGATCGGCTTAACCAGCAAAGAGAACGGTTGCCACTAGCTGACTTGCAAGAAACATTTAAAGAATCTTGGACGGTCAACGAAATGTGGCAAGTGCCATTTGCCATTACTGATAGTTTGGCTTACGAGCAGGCTATTCAACTGCTAAACGTGCAGAATATCGTCCATTATGACAATCAAAGCTATGTTATTACACAGTGTACCAAGACGGTTTCTGGAGGAGTATCAGTTTATGAGGTCACAGCTAGTCATTTATTCTATCGATTAGCTAATAACGTTCGTCAAAATAATGTCAGAACTGGAACACTAACCTATGGATTATCCGATGCAGTCAACTTTATGCTCGCCAATAATGATCAAGGTGTGACAGCTAAATTTATTGGTGATTTTCCTAAAATTCAAATCGAAAATCTTGGTAATTCATCATTCAATAAGTTCTTGCAAGATTATACCAGTAAATTTGATGCCAGTTATGTTATTAATAACCAACAAATTATTTTTTATAGTGCAACATATCTAAAACAGCAGCCTGCTATTGATACATTGTTTTATCAACATGATGTTGAAAACGTCAAATTGTCACTCGATACAACTAGCCTGGTTAATGAAGTTCATTGTTTAGGCAAGCCGATTGATCAAGGCAGTGGTGCTAGCAGCTCGCAAACTAAGTATCAAGTTGATTTTATTTATCGTGATAACGCTAGTATTCAAAAATGGGGATTGCAGCGTGGTGATACATTAAGTGATGACCGTTTTACTGATCAAGCATCTATGACTGAATATGCTAAACAAACAGTTCAAGCACAACCAATTGCAACCATGACGACTACCGCTTGGGATGTTGTTATTAAACAGTGTGAAACGGTTAAGTTAATCATGCCTAACCTTGATTGGCAAACTGCTGTGGCCCTTAACGGTTATGACCGTAATCCATTTAATAAGTTTTCACTACCAACGATTACATTTGATAATGCTAGTTTGGCCGTTAATGATATTAATGTTGCCATGTTTAAGCATATTACTAATGCTCATGATAATGTTGGTAAAACAATAACTCAATTGCAAGCAGCATTAGGTGACCTGCAAGATGGTGATTTAATTACTGATGATGATACGATTGACAAACTTAACGAATTAGGTGAAATTTCATGAGTATTGAATTAAAAAACGCTGTAAAAATAATAACCGATGCGGTTACTATTATTAGCAAGCGATTCGGTAGCGTCAAGAATCTTGTGTAAATGAAATGCCTTCGTACATATAATATGTATCTAACTTAAATAAATGATGCTTCCAAGGTGTCCTGGAGTCCTTTGAACCCTCGGTGGATCCGCTTCAGAGACTTCTCGTTATAAACATTAAACTGAGAAACCAGAAAGCGATCCAGTGAATCTTCCGTTGGAAATTGTTCCTTGTGGTGGGTGGTGCGCTTGAGATGCTTATTAAAGTTCTCAATCAGGTTAGTGGAGTATAGTGATTGCCGGATAGCTGGTGGAAAGTCCATGAAAGTGAGTAAATTCGGCATTTCAAGCAGATCTTTGATTAATTTGGGATAGGTCTGATGCCAGTTGTTGGCGAACTCATTCAGTTTCAGTTCGGCTACTTCACGGTTGGCGGCCCGATGAACTTGTTTAAAGTCACTGATCACGGCCTTGCGGTCTTTTACGCGAACTTTGTTCATCAGATTCCGCCCAACATGAACCAGGCAACGTTGTCGTTTGGCTTTAGGGAAATGCCGATTCAAGCCTTCATCCAAACCAACTAACCCATCGGCCACAAACAACAGCACATCTTTAATGCCCTGCTTGATCAAGGTTCCCAGCAGTTCAGTCCAGATTCCAGTCGATTCCGTTGGCGCCACTTGGTAGTTCAGCACTTCTTTCGTACCATCTGGACGAATGCCAATCGCAATATGAACGGCTTCTTTTTGAACGGTATCCCGCTTTAACGGCAAGTAAGTGGCATCTAAGAAGATGGCCGCATATTGTGAAGCCAGTCGACGTTGCTGGAAAGCTTGAACCTGTTCATTGACGGCTTTAGTCATGTTGGAAACCGTGGCTTTGGAGTAGTGAGCACCGTACATTTTCTCAATGAGTTCGGCAATTTCAGCAGTGGTAATTCCCTTGGTATACAACTGAATGACCGTTGTTTCTAAATTATCACTGTGCCGACCGTAGGCTGGCAAGGTATGATTTTCAAACCGGCCATTGCGATCTCGAGGAATGGTTAAGTTAAGTTGGCCGTACTTCGTATCAAACGAGCGCTCATAACTGCCGTTGCGGTTATTACCAGTGTTAATCCCAGCGTATGAGTAGCGTTCGTAACCCAAAAACTCTGCCAATTCGGTTTGAAGCAGCTGGTTAATCGCAATTTCGAGGTGGTGACGAAAAACTTCGTCCAAATCTTGCTTTTGGGCTAGTGCAGCGATAATTTCTGTGGTAAGTTCATTCATGGGGAATGCCTCCTGTAATGTTTTCTGTGATTACTAAATATCATAAGGGAAGGCATTCCCTATTTCTATACAATTCAGAAATCTTTTATGCATTTACACAAGATATTTTACGCTCTCAATAAAAATGGCAACTACACTGGTGCAGTTTATTCAGATAATCAGCCCGATGCGTCCACTGAAATTCAGCCAGTTAAGCCTTATGTAGATAGTTCCGGCAATGCTGTAGAAGGAATTACAGTTGGAATGACGAATCCAAAATGGGATGGAGCAAAATGGGCTGAACAGATTGATCCAATTAAGCCATCAGTATCCCAACAATTACTGATGCAACAGTCGCAACAGCTAGTCGTCTTGCAGTCTATAACGATGCAACAAAATCAAGAAAATGCAAAGTTGCAATCAGCTAATCAGCAACAAGCAACTCAAATCCAACAGTTACAACAGACGCTTATTACAACTAACCAACAACAGTCAGTAGATAAGAAGGAAGGCAGTCAACAATGATGAATCAAGTACAAATGCTTCAAGTTTTCTGGAATGACTGGGGCAACCACGATCTTAGTTTTTACAAAGTTTATGTCCAGTGTGGATCGATTACTAAGGACGATTACAAGACAGTAACTGGTCAAGATTACGACAGCGAAGCACAACCAGCGTAGAAGTACAAATTGTCGCTTAGAAAATAAACAGTACGTAAATAAGCCTCGTACAAACGATTGGCTTTTTGCGGGCGGCTATTTTAAAATATATAAATCAGGGGGATAGGCAATTGAATAAACACAAATTAAAGGCATTCATCTTAATGGTGAGTGCCGTTTTTATGGCATTTTTTATAATCAATGTTACCAGTCAGGCTTCAACTAGTCGTGACCAAGGGGTTGATTGGTCTAAGTTTCAAAGCGATAATGGTGTATTCGGCTATAGCACAGATAAGTTTGTATTCTCGCAGGCTGGCGGCTTCTATGGTGGAACTAATATTCCTCAAACCACATATACTAGCCAAGTTAAATCAGCTCAACAGGCTGGTAAACGGGTACACACCTATTTGTGGGATGGTGTTGGTGGTAATATGATTAATGCCAAGGCTATGATGTCTTATTACTTGCCACGAGTTGAGACGCCCAAGGGTAGTATTGTCGCACTAGACTATGAGGACGGTGCTTCTAATAGCGTGACAGCCAATACTAATGTCATTCTAGCCCAGATGAAGCTTATTAAAGACGCTGGCTATACGCCGATGCTGTATTCCGGTAAGGCCTATTTAAACGCTCATGTTAATACTAGCGCCATTGTCAAAGCCTATGGTAATTGCCTATGGCTAGCTGAATATCCGGACTATCTGGTTAGAACTAAGCCGGATTATAACTGGTTTCCAAGTATGGACGGCGTGGCTATCTTCCAATTCACTAGCATGTATAAAGTAGGCGGATTAGACGGCAATGTTGACCTAACGGGGATTACTAAATCAGGCTACACGACTGCTAGCAAGAAACAAGCTCAAGCTAACGTTAAGCATGCTCAGGCCACCTTTAAAGTTGTTAAATACAACCAGCAAGGGGTGTTTTACCCTAACCGGACACTGGCTGTTCGCTACACGGATAGCGACAAGGTACGTCAATTGGCTACCTATTACAAGGGTGAGAGTGTGACTTACAACGCCGTCATTATTGAACATGACTATGTATGGGCACGCTACACCCGTTCAAATGGCCTATACGGCTTCATCAAATTAGGTGTCACCAACGGTCAATCCTACGGAAAACGAGTTACTGGTCAGCTGGTTAGTCATACGTATTACACAGTTAAGTATGGTGACAGCTGGTGGACAATCGCACAACGCAACGGCCTGAGCATGACTACACTAGCTAGTCAGAATGGAAAGTCAATTTACACCACTATCTATCCTAGCCAGCGATTGGTGGTGCGGCAATTGCATACACTATTAGGATTAGGTTGGGATGAATGGGGATCGATTGTTGCCATTGTCACTAGTATTTGTGTATTAGCTAATTGGATTCTCAATAAGACGGTCCGTATCCCGCTTAACGATTTAGGCAAGCGGCTTAGCCGTTTTACCGATGAAAGTCTAAAAGTACGACAGCAAAACGCCGACACAATGAACGCTATTGAAAATCGGGTCATTAAGGTAGAAGGTCGATTAGATGGTCATGACATTGAATTTAAACATCTATATGAAAAGGAAGCCAAAGGAAATGAAAAAAATTAGTTTTAAGAATGCTGACGGAAGCTTGAATGGTAAGTTGATTGCTGGGATTATTTCCTTGCTAATCGTTTTGATTCAACAAGTCTTTGCCATGTTTGGTGTTAAGTTTACTGGTGACTGGTCAGCCATTGTTGCTGTTATCAACACAGTATTAACGATCCTTGGTATGCTGGGTGTGATTACTGATGTTCAAACAGTGCCGGCACCAACGGTTGACAGTGACGAGAAAAATCAGGTTGAAGCGACCGCTAATAAGGTCGCTGATGAAGTACAAGGGCCTACGTATACAGCCGCTGTAGCGGATAGTTCTGCATCATCTGACACCGAAACGGCGTTAGAATCCGCCTCACAAACAGGCGAAAAGTAGTATAATAATTGTGAACTGTTCTTTTCCCCTGCGTTTCGGCGTGGGGGATTTTTTTGCGTAAAAAGCCGCCTGCTGTAAAGGCAGACGGTTAATACATAGGAAAAAGTATCTTGGTGAAAGAGGGGTTGCATTAGGATCGTTTAAAGGTAGATTGTAAAATTAATCCGAACGCTGTTCGGACAAAAAAGATCAGCTTCCTTTAAAATGGTGTTTACCACAAACCCATCTTTTAGGAGCTGATCTTTTGTCTAGTATAACCTATTCCGAACGAATTAAAATCGAAACCTTTTGTGAACTAGGGCTGTCCAATATCCAAATGGGCGTTCGGCTGAACCGATCACCGTCAACAATTTCTTATGAATTATCTCGATGTCAACCTTATCAGGCTGAATTAGCACAAACAGATGCCGAATACAAGCGATCACGATGTGGTCGGAAAACTAAGCTGAGCGATGAGTTAAAGCAAAAAATTCTCAACCATTTACGTCTAAGCTGGTCACCAGGAATGATTGCTCACAAATTTAAACTAGCTACTAAATCTATTTATAATTGGCTAAATCAGGGGAGAATTGGTTTCTCCTTGAATGATCTACCTGAACATGGCGTACGCCAACGGCGTAACGTTGACCAACGATCCAAATATAATCAATCTTTGGGGCGATCAATTGAACAGCGTCCCATGATGATTAATCAACGTAATCGCATCGGCGATTTTGAACTAGATACAGTCGTTGGTCCTCGTGGGCATAGTAAGGCAGTTTTATTAACTTTAATCGATCGCAAATCACGGTTCCTTTGGGCATACCGGTTAAAAGACCGGACGACAGCGACTGTTAATGAAGCACTAACTAAGTTCCTAACCACTTTTAATGGTCCGGTGCACAGCTTTACTGTGGACCGTGGCACTGAGTTTAGTGGGCTAGTATCACTTGAATCACAATATGGTATTAAGACCTATTACTGCCATGCTTATACTCCAGCTGAACGTTTTAGTAATGAACGCTTTAATCGGAATTGACGTTATTTTTATCCTAAAGGGACTCGTTTTGAGCACATTAGTGCTCAAGATTTAACGACGACGTTACTCCAAATTAACCAGCGACCGCTTAAAATACTCGACTGGCAAACACCGTATCAGGTTATGCTGACAAATTTGTCCAAAAATTCGGATTAAATTTGCAATCTACCTAAATAGTATCATGTTAATCAATCAATAGTAAAAGAACAGCATGTGTCTAACGGTTGGCTGTTCTACCTATAAGGCACAGTGGTCGCTCGACGGAGTGGCCGGTCACTCGAAAGAGTGGCCTTTTTATTTGCCAAAAATTGATTATAAAATAGACAAAACCCCCACACTGGCAATTGCTGGGGTGAAAATTTTTTTAATAGGTTTACAAAAAACGCATAAAGATGTAAAATTGGAAAAAAGACGTAAGGTGGTTGGCTTCAATGACGAAAATTCCGTATTTTTCTGAATCAAATAAATCAGCGCAAAAACTAGTCCAGACTTTGTTTACACCAACTCAGCAACGTTTAGTTGTTGGAATTATAGCAGCAGGATACCAAACTGAAAAACATTTCGTAAGTGTTAACGCACCAGAGTGGCTTCAAATGGATCGGGCTCAAAAGCTATATCCTGAGTTGAAGAATATGGCTGTTGAGTTTTCGCTGAGACGTGCATGCGATCAAAAAATCATTCCATTTTCATATGAAATCGGAACTATTGAAAAAAACAAAAATAAATTTTTGAAGCTTATTAACAATGAAAAACAAGTGATATTAACTATAAACCAAACACCGTCTAATAAACGTGCTAGTCGACATGCAAAGTTTAGAGCTGATTTATTTGATCAATGTGATAATCGATTTGTGCTGTTTGATGATGAAGCAAGAAGTCAAGATTCAGTTTATCTGGAATTGAACCATGGCTATCAGTCAGATCAACCATCATTTACAATACTCGGTAAACCGGATAGTACAGGCTTATGGGAAGCTAGACTAAATTTGCAGAATAACTTGCAGGTACTTTCTAGTAATGAAGAAAAAGATATAAAGACGACAGCAAAAGAAGTTGCATCGTTTAGTATGGATGAATTTCGACAATACCAAGAATTTAAAACTGAAGGATGAGGAATATGTCAGCAATAGAGTCAGGCAGATTTTCGAGCGAAAAACTAAGATTTTTTCGTGATTTGAAAGGTGAGAGCTTAAAACAAGTGTCTGATGATGTCGGTTATAGCGTGACTACACTTTCAAAATGGGAGAAGGGGCGATCTATACCTGACTTTTCTGGCATAATGAGTCTGTCAAAACATTTTAATGTTGACCATCATTTTTTCTTGTCAAGGGTAGATGTGCCTGAGTTTGATGGCCCTGTATTTTTTAGAAAGGCAGCAGTTTTACCAAAAAGAAAGGTAACACAGGCTCAATCAAAGGAGAAAGGATTTGCAATAGTTGATGGATTATTAACTGAAATACTTAATTTACCGACATATGCAGAACCTAGTTATGCAAATAAGTCTAAAGATTTTGAGATTTTGTCATATGAAACAATAGATAGAATTGCGGATAATGTAAGGTCACAATTCAATTTAGGCGATGGCCCAATTGCAAATATGACATTGATAGTTGAGAGAATGGGGATAAGAGTTAAATTTTCTGATCTTGAGAGTGAAAAGATAGATGCTGTTACAGGAAATATAATGTCACGACCGTATATCTTATTGAATTCTAGAAGACTTTCGAGTGTTAGATTAAGATTCAATTTGGCACATGAATTAGGACATATACTTTTACATGCACATTATCCCAGTAATATTATTAATAGTAGTTCAAATTTAAAAACAATTGAGAGTGAAGCGAATCATTTTGCCGGAGCATTACTAATGCCAGATTATGGAATATCACTAGATATGATTAGAACGAATATGAGTTATATAATTGAGCTGAAAAAGCATTGGAAAGTAGCTATTCAGGCGTTAGTTTACCGCGGAAATGAGATGGGCTTAATAAGCGATTCTCAAGCGCTTTTCTTACGACAGACTATTTATAGAAATAAATGGAGAATTAATGAGCCACTTGATGATGAAATTCCAATAGAAAGGCCATCTTATATTCAAAGCGCGATTAAATTTTCAAATGATAATTCCAATTATAGCTTGAAAGAGATTTCAAGAGCCACGGGTTTGTCAATTGCTGAAGTTAACTACTGGTTGATCAATGAGAAAATGTCTTCATTGGATGATAAACAAGAATCTGGTCTACGTTTGTTGTGACAACGAATCTAGCACTAGCCTTAATTGGCTGGTGTGGGATTTTTTTGTGTGTTTAAGATAATAAGTTGGTATATAATAGTGGAGAAAGCAAAACATCAAAAAAAGGACCAATATTAAATTAATTTGTGCTCTTCCACGATTTGTAAATAAAATATCTCTCTTTTTAGCAAAGGGCTTAATACCAATGGTTTGTTACGTGCTACCTATGATGGTATAACTACCGTGCGGGTGATAAGTCGACGTCGGTAGATAAAAAGAGAAACGTCATAATGCTGGTATATCAGCATTATGACGCTTCTCTTTTGCTAATTGGTATCAAATCAAAACCCCAATTTTGCGTTTTGGCTGTTGTGATCACAACAGCACTGTTAAGCGCTCATAAAAAAGGGTTTTGGGATCGTGTCACAAGTAAGGGTCCTATGAATTAATTATTACTCGTTAATAGTGTCTGAAAGGCCGTTAGCGACATTCCAGGTACGACCCGTTGTCGAGTGTGAGATTGTATGGGTTCTGTGTGCTGGTGGCGATGCCAGGTGCCGTTGATAGGGCATACTGATAGCCAGCCTGTTTATCGGCTTTAATGGTCTGCTGATTAGCACGGCCGGCTGGGTAACAAATAACTTGTGTGTTCTGTTGTAAATTATGATCGAGCCATTTTTTGGAACTTGATAATTCCGTAAGTTGAACCTGGTAAGTTAATTTATTTAAATCCAGATGGCGAACGGTGTGACTTTGAAAATCAATATTACCGGATGCTTGCATCCGCTTAGCATCAGCTAAAGTTAAGTGGTTTTTCTTATGGGTAAAGCCGGTAATAAAATTAATGGTGGCGTGTTGGTGCGTCTGTTTCAAAATTGGCCAAGCTGCTGTCATGTTATCTTTATAGCTATCGTCGAGTGTGATCCAGACAATCTTCTTTTGTGGAATTCGCCGATGTTTGAGCGCGTATACGGCTTCATTGGCAGTCAGCGTTCGGTAGCCGTGTGCCTTTAGATAAGTCATTTCAGTTTGAAATTCTTTGGCGGGGACACGTAACTGGTTCCCGCTAGAAATACTGTGATACATCAAAATAGGCAAGTGAACATCTTTGACGGTATGCCAATGTTGATAAGGCCGTGCTTGTGCTTGGTGTTTAGCCGAGCTGTGAACGCTTTTAGCGCTAGTCTTAGATGATTGACTGCTGGCTTGTTTAGTTGCCGGTGAAGCCGCCTGACAGCCTGCTAACAGGCCGAGCGCGACGCCGAGACCTAATACAAAGTTGATACCCCGCATGTGCATGATAAATCCCCCCATGATTTAAAAACTACTTCCTATTCTAATAGAATAGCATGCAAAGCGCGATAATTATTGAATTATTGTGGCAAATTACAAGTTTAATCCGAACAAGCCCGGAATCTTTCAATGGCAGTCTGTTGATGATGTATTTTTAATGGTCGTTGATTAATTAGTTCAAGTGCTGCTAGGATCTCATCAGTCGTTACTTGGCTAAAATTGGTCTTTTTCGGGAAGAACCAGCGTAACCGTCTATTAAAATATTCATTGGAACCTCGCTCCCATGGTGAATATGGATGGCAAAAATAAACTTTGATCTGATAATCCTGTTCTAAGGCCTGATAATTGGCAAACTCTTTACCATGATCAACAGTAATGGATTTTACTTGGGGACCGAAGGCCCCCATAAACTTGCCAAAGGCGGTGTTTAGAGCCTTAGCCGTTCTATTAGGGGCTTTGATGGCCCATAGAAGTCGGGTCTTACGTTCTACGAATGTAACCAGACATGATCGTGACTCACTTCGACTAGAAAGCACCGTATCTACTTCCCAATGACCAAAAGCTAACCGTTGATTAACAGTTGTTGGCCGTTGTTCGATGGAAGTCCCACTTGTAAATTTCCCACGATTTTCGCTCACTCGGTGCTGGCGGACATTCCGATTGGGTAGATCAGTCAATTTGAAGGGGAGCCAGCCACGATTAAGCCAATTATAAATTGACGCAGTGCTCAAGTTATAAGCGGCCGCAATGGTTTCTGGTGACCAGGTTAATCGTAAGTGATTGGTAATTAAAGTCGCTAATGCTGCCGTCAGCATCGAACGACGACCGCAATTCCGCCTTTTGCGATCTGCATCTTGCTGAGCTAATTCTGGATCATAAGGTTTAACCCGGTCCAACTCATAGCTAATCGTAGCTTTGGCGACGCCTAAGGCGTCAGCCATTACTTGGTAAGATTTATTCCCCTCATTGACCAGTTGTGCTAGTGCGCCACGTTGAAAACGTGATAAAGTAGATGTACCCAA